ATGGAACCGAGAGGCAGCGACCTCGGCGATTTCAGCGAGCCGTACCGCGGTTTCGAGATCGAGGTGAAGACCGAGCAGGTCTGGGACGGCGAGCATGCGCACTATCGCGTGCTGCAGGGCGAGGCCGTGCGGATCGACTGGCGGCCGGTCAAGGTCGACGGGATGCTGCTGACCGAGCGGCGCGTGATCGAGCGCGTGCTCGACGAGGCACGCCGGGCGGTCGATGCGGAGCTGGGCGACGGCTAGCGCTCGCGTCGGGCGGGGGCGGCCAGGATTGCGGTAAAATACCCGGTTGTTTCCGCGCCGTCTGGCCTGTACCCGATTCCATGTCCGTTCCGTCCTCGCTTCCTCCCCGCCGTGTATCCGTCGCGCCGATGCTCGACTGGACCGACCGTCATTGCCGGTCGTTTCACCGCACGCTGACGCGCAATACGTGGCTGTATACGGAGATGATCACGACGGGCGCGCTGTTGTTCGGCGACGCCCAGCGGCATCTTGCGTTCACGCCGAGCGAATCGCCGATCGCGCTGCAACTGGGCGGCAGCGAGCGGGACGATCTCGCGCGCGCGGCGAAGCTCGGCGAGCAATGGGGCTACGACGAAATCAACCTGAATTGCGGATGTCCGTCCGAGCGCGTGCAGCGCGGCGCATTCGGCGCATGCCTGATGAACGAGCCGCAACTGGTTGCCGACTGCGTGAAGGCGATGCGCGATGCGGTGTCGGTGCCGGTGACGGTCAAGCACCGGATCGGTGTCGATGCGGTCGAGGACTACGCGTTCGTGCGCGACTTCGTCGGTACGGTGGCCGAGGCCGGTTGCGAGACGTTCGTCGTGCATGCCCGCAACGCGATCCTGAAGGGGTTGTCGCCGAAGGAGAATCGCGAGATCCCGCCGCTCAAGTACGACTATGCGTATCGGTTGAAGCGCGATTTTCCGTCGCTGGAGATCGTGATCAACGGCGGCATCACGACGCTCGATGAAGTCGAGCAGCATCTCGAGCACGTCGATGGCGTGATGCTCGGCCGCGAGGCCTATCACAACCCGTACGTGCTGGCGGAGGTCGATGCGCGCTTTTACGGATCGAGCGCAGCGGTGCCGACGCGCGAAGAGGCCGAGGCGCAACTGATCGCGTATTGCGCGGCCGAGCTGAAGCGCGGCACCTACCTCGGCGCGATCGTGCGGCACGCACTCGGACTGTATCGTGGCATGCCGGGCGCGCGTGGCTGGCGTCGTGTGCTGTCGGACAACAAGAAGCTCGCGCGCGGCGATCTGGCCGTGTTCGACGAGGCACGTGCGCATCTGAACGAAGCCGAAGAAATTTTTGAAAAAAAGGCTTTGCAAGATTCAAAAGTGTTCGTATAATCTTGTTCTTCGCTGCTGAAACAAAACAGCGAAACGAAGCAAGCAGTATCAGTGGTGGCTGTAGCTCAGTTGGTAGAGTCCAGGATTGTGATTCCTGTCGTCGTGGGTTCGAGTCCCATCAGCCACCCCACAGAATGCATTAACAAAACAGGCGCTTAGGCGCCTGTTTTGCTTTGCGGGGGACAACTCGGGGACAATAGCGTCGATTCGAGCCTCGCCATCTCTAGAGCGTTCTGCTCGCCATCCATCCATTTCGCGTACGTCGTCAGGAACATCTCGATGCTGTGTCCGAGCTGTTTCGCGCAAAAGGCTGGGGTCATTCCTGCCATCAGCATCGCTGTCGCGTAGCTATGCCGCATGTTGTACGGCCGGCGGTATCGAATCCCGAGCCGTTTCAGAATCGGCGTCCAGAAGCTCCTCCGGAATGCACGCTCGTCCTCCCACCGAGTGCTGTACCGCGGGTCATGAAAGATCGCGGCGCCTGCGATCTGGGTGAATGAGCGCTGACGTGTCAATGCGGCTAGGGCCCGGCTGTTCAGGCGAACTGTGCGAGCGACTGCTGTCTTGGTTCTATCCTTGTGCTCTCCGCGGACTAGCGCTTCGGCGACCAGGATGGTCGCGTTCTGCAAATCCACATTTAGCCACTGCAGGCCAAATATCTCCGATGTGCGAAGGCCGGTCCAGAACCAAAACTCGATGAGGTTGTATACCTGGCCGGGATAAGCGCGCTCGGCCTCATCGATGATTTTCTCAGACTCGTCGCGGGAAAACGGATCGGGCGGGGGCTTTTGGTGTTTCGCACGAGGCACATTTGCCGCGGGATTGTCGCTCAACACATTGTCCGATACGGCCAGGTCAAGTGCCTTTCGCATCACCGACACGTAATTGTTGACCGTTTTGCCGCTTAAGTCAGGCCGGCCCGCAATCGCAGTCAATATATGGCTCAACTTCAATCTGCGAAGGGGAGTGGGTCCGAGCGGATTCCGATTCTTGTCGCACGCCGCGGCTTTCCAGAATCGGATGGCGCTCTCATATCCGTCTTTCGTCGACGATTCAATTCGTTGGGCGGCGAGCCAGGTGTCAAGCCAGCCGCCGACGGTCAGAGTGCTGGGTGCTCCAGAGGTCGGAAAATACTCGACCAAACTGAAGGTTCCTAGTCTAATCCGATCGACGATCTCGGCGATCAGGCGGTGGGCGTACTTGACGTTTGCTGGAGTTGGCGGCATCGGCTTGCCGTTCAGCATCAGCGTTTGCCGTTCTCTTTTGCCGTCGAATGTGAAGTTCAGGCGAATGGATGACGTGCGAATTTCTACGCCGCCGCTTGCTCTACCCATAGTTGATACCCTTTGATGGAAATGAAGATGCCGCCGTCAGGCGAGCGCCGGTACTCTCGACCTTCGAGCCACTTTCCGTCCTCGATTTTTCGACGGATGGCTTTCTCAGTGAGGCCCGTGATCACGGCGGCAAGCGCCACGGTGACGTATGGGGCAGGCGCAATCAGAGTCGGTGAGTCGACCATGCTACGATCCCTCTGTCTCAAAAAGGCGTTGAATCAATGCAGAAGAAGTTTTTGATTCGCGGGTACGAGATGAACTGCGAGCAGCGCGTGACGGAGGACAGCAAGTACGCCGCCCAGGTCGAGGTAACGAAGGTCGGGGTTAGCCGGGAGGCTGCGTTCCGGAACCTTGGTGAGTTCGGCACAGTGGCGGAAGCGGTTGCCTACGCGAAGAACTTCTCGGTTGAATGGCTGAGTCGCTACGGCTACGATAAGGACATGCGGCTCGTTTGCCAGAGGAAACTGGCAGCATAGTTCGACCTCGCCTATCGCGCGCTCGATTGCGTTGTGCTCAGTACCCGTCAGGTCAGTCCGAGCATTTGTCTGCGCGGTCTTGCTTTCCACCAGGTTTGTCCTATCGTTCACCTCCTGTTCTTCCGACCTTCGGAGGTCATCGTGAATACTTGGCTGTGCATCAAGTGCCACAAGGAATGGGCCTTCGACGCGGAGAAAATCGGGATCGATTCGTTCGGTATCTACGTGTTCTGCCCACACTGCGGCCGGCGGAACCAGCTTGAGAGCCAGGGCAACCGACGTGGTGCGCTTATCCTTCGGCAGACGGGGAAGTAGCGGGATGCCGCGTGGCGGCTTCGATCGCTGCTCGATGCGCGGCATCGAGTGCGTCGTCTCGATCCTTCCCAGCTTGTTCCGTGGTGTTGAAAGCGATGAGCGCCTTCGCTCGCATGTCGTAGGAGCGCTGGATCGGCACGAGCGCATAGCCCGCTGGGATCGCCGCCGGCACGGGTGCGACTACCGATTTCGCCCACCACGAACAACCCTCAAGCACTCGCGGCAGGTCGCCGCCACACGCGCAACCGCCAGGCCGTTCACAGTATCCACTCAATATTCCTGAGGGCGGATCGCCAGGGGATGCGGCGAGGGCTGATCGCACGAATGCGCGCGCTTCGTCGATCGTGTCGGATACCGTCGTTCGCGCCATTCCCGGCGGCAACTCCGCGACAGCCAATTGCGCGCTGGCGACGCGCTGAATCAGGCGCTTGGCACGGTCCGTCAGCGCATCAGCGCGGCTCTTATCGGTGTTCGTCACGGTCGTCCTCGCGCGTGCGTTGCGTAGACCGCATACGGGCCGTCGTCGCCGTCGCCAATCTCGAGCAGCCACCAGTCCGGTTCGGGCGATGGATCCCATGCGCTAATGTTGAGGTTCCCGTTATCGAAATACGAGACGTATGCCGGGTGGTCCATGCTCTCGTTTTCGAGGTGGTAGATCGAGGTCTTGATCCCGGCCTGCGCTTCGAGCGCGACCCATTGTTCAGGCGTACAGCGCTCAGCGCCGTCCATCGTGACCATCCAGAAGTGGAGAAGGTCCGGGTGGACGAAGTATCCGTCCTTGTCGCGCACGACGGGGATCTTCTGCAGCATCGGAGACTCGCCAACTTTCGAACTCGTCTCTTTGCCGTTGGCGGTGCTCGTGTCGACAATGCCCTTGGCGGTCGGGTTTTCCGCCTCCGTGAGGGCTTTATCCGTGCCTGGCCGCTGTTGCGCCGCCTCGCTCGCCTGTTTGGGAGCGGGACGCCCATGTCGGCTAAGGTTTTCGGCCGCTGCGCCGTTATCTGCTGAGGACAGTCCTCGTGCCTCGATTGCTGTTCCGTTTTGTTGCCCGCTCGCGTTCAGCGTGAGCGGGCTATTTTCGTTTTGGAAGGTCATGGTGTGGTCCTCAGGTCATCAGGCAAGCGCGAGTCCCGGCTGGCGTAGCCGGTCGCGTTGCAGAGTCTCGTAGTCGGGATTCAGTTCGCAGCCGAGGAAGCGGCGCCCGAGCCGTTGCGCGACCTGGCCCGTCGTGCCGCTACCGAAGAACGGATCGAACACGACATCGCCCGGTCGGCTTCCGGCGAGTACGCACGGCTCGACCAGCGCCTCGGGAAACGTGGCGAAGTGCGCACCTTTGTATGGAGTTGTTGCGACCGTCCAAACTGAGCGCTTGTTTGCTCGGCCGCTTTCGCCTTTCCATTCATTGCCGCTTTTCGTGCGCGATTCCTCACGATCGTCGTCGCCGTATTTGTTGCCACCGAATCGAGGACCGACAGCGTTCATATTGCCGTTCGTCTTTCCTGGTACTCGGTCGCTGCCAGTTTGGTCGAGTAGGTTGGGCTGGGAGAGCCGTGCGACGCTCGATTCGGACAGTGGTTGAGAGATTGCCTCGGCATCGAAGTAGTAGTGCTCGCCCTTGCTCAGCAAGAACAGATATTCGTGCGCTTTCGTGCAGCGGTCGCGCACGCTCTCCGGCATGGGATTTGGTTTGTGCCAGATCAGATCCTGCCTAAGCCACCACCCTGCATCTTGCAGCGCGAATGCGAGGCGCCACGGCTGGCCCATCAGGTCTTTCGGCTTCAGCCCAGTCCGCTCGCGCGATCGGGTACCGTTCGCCCGATGCTGTGCGGACGCGATCTGCTGCGCGCTGATCACCGAGCGGTCCGACATTTGGCCGGTGCGACCCTGTGCGCCCCACGAGCCGGCATATGCGTCACCCATGTTCAGCCAGAGCGTGCCATTATCCGCGAGCAGCTCGCGCGCGAGATCGAACACGCCGACCAGCGTATCGATGAATTCGCGCAGCGTCTGTTCTTGCCCAATCTCGCGCGCCTTGTCAGGGTGGCCGTCGGGAAGGTATGAGCGCAGCCCCCAGTACGGCGGCGACGTGACGATCGTCTGGACGAGCACGCCGTCGGCGATCATCGCGCGCATCAGGTCGCGGCAGTCGCCGCGGTGGGAATGGTTGATCCAGTCTGTCATCTCGTGGCTCGGTAGGTCAGCCGCCGCACATGCAGTCGGCGATGTCTTCTTCGGTTTCGTCGGGCTGGAACAGATCCATCTGAGCGCGGTAGAAATCAGCCTGGCGCAACAGGTCGGCATAGCACGGACGGTCTTGCCGGAACCGCTGCCCGGTTTCGCGCTCCTGCCGAATCCACCACTCGGCCGCTTCGGGGCGCTTCATGAAGATGCGGACGATCTTGTGCTCGGCCTTCAGGAAGCACGCGTCACAGTTGCCTTCGTCGCTGTTCGGGTCGAGCTTCAGGTCGAACGGCATCGAGCGCCAGAACGCATTGACCATTGGCTTCGTCACGCCCGCGTGGAACATCGGCATGTAATTGGTCCAGCGGTCCGAGCCGCGTTCGTTCGCGGCCATGCGTTTGTGATACCGGCGTTCTTCATCGGCCCGGACGCCGATGATTGCGTCCCACTCGTCGTAACCGCGCTCGCGCATGAACCAGGACGCCGCCTTGATCTTCGTGCGATCGGTACACATACGGTTCGCGGGGTTCGGCAGGATCGGCGGCTCACCTTTCTCGATGGCTCGATACTGGCGGTAATACTCGATCACTCGCTCGAAGGGCTCGCCGTTACGTTCGGCATGCTCGAAGTCAGTCAGACGCCAGGTCAGGCCCGACCCATAGACGCCAGTGAATTCCGTCCAGTAGATTTGCACGCCGAGGTACAGCCCGACATCGCGTACGAATTCAAGCGTTTCCGGGCGCTCTTTGCCGGTGTTGTGAAACGTCACGTACACATCGTCCGGCAGCTTTCCGCCGTGCGCGTCAACCGTCTTGACCAGCATGTAGGCCGACGATCGGCCACCGCTAAAACCAAACTGGCTCGGACCATCGAGAAAATACGGGTTACACGAGGTCATTGCTTTCTCTACAGATAAAGCCTCAATGGCGGATGCTCGGCTGCACTGGGAAACCGAGCGTCTGCCGTTAAGGCCGGAAGTCAAAAAAAGGGGGCGCCCAAACAGGCCGCCCGCACGAAGAAACCGCGCATCCGAGGCAACGGTAAGTGCGCGGTTTTTGGGGTAGGGGCGTGCTAGGATTTCTCGTGCGGCGTGAGAGCGCCGAACGATTTCGAACGTAACTACGGGGATTGCTATGCGCTGGTTTACCTACGAACTGCCGCCAGTCGATTTTGGCTGGCAGCACGTGCAGACTGTTGAAGAGACAATCGTTAAGATTGCAGCTGACGATGCAAAAGTGAGGCTCGCAGGAGCGGATCAAGAAGAAGACCACATCACCGTGGACGATTTCCTGTTAGCTTGGGAAAGGGCAAAAGACGCTGCGGCGGACCATGGATGGGAAGGTGACTTTCGTCACGATCCAGTGGTGTTCTGGGTGCCAACGGAGGACGATTTCTGTTTCGGATTTGCGTTCAAGCAAGACAATAACGGCACGACATTTGTGCTATCGCCTTGCGAGCTTCCGCACTTGAACCGTCGCTAACGTGATTTAGCCGCTGCGTGGTCGGTGCAGGGATCTGCGCGGCCTTGCTGTCCATTTCGGCACACATCAACAAATAGACAGCTATGGCGACGGCCGCGCTGAACCAGACTTTCACCAGGACCATGCGAGCACCCCTGCGCGATAAGCAACACAGAGGAACCAGACGCAGCCAATAGCGATGCCGCAAGCGGCTGCGACGGTGCTTCCTTTCGCGACGTACCCATGCATTTGATCGCAAACGGCGAGCAGGGCGTTATCGCTCGGCACGCGCGTCACAAGCGATCGGTTGTTTTGTGGAAATGCAGGTTGTGGGTTGTTCATCGATTGCTTTGCACTATGGTCTGAGTGTAGAAAGTTCGGAGGTCCATTTGGGCTGCTAGTATCTCGACATGGTTTTTGTCTACCGCTACCGCGTGAAGTCTCTCAACGGACTGCTCAACAGGCAGAGCCGAGCGGTAAATTTTGTCTGGAACTTCTGCAATGACACGCAGAAGCACGCGCTCAAGTGGAGCAAGAAGTGGCCGACGGGATTCGACCTGAACGTGCTGACGGCCGGCAGCAGCAAGGAACTCGGTATTCACTCCGGCACGATCAACGCGACGTGCGAGCAATATGCGAAGTCGCGCAGTCAGCACCGTCGGCCCTACCTGCGCTATCGCGGCAGGAAATCGCTGGGCTGGGTGCCGCTGAAGGGGCGTGACCTGAAGCGCGAGGGTGACGCGTTCCGTTTCGCCGGCAACACGTTTCGCGTGTTCAACAGCCGGGCGCTTCCCGAAGGCAAGATCAAAGACGGAACCAACTTTGCGCAGGATGCGCGCGGCAATTGGTTCTTGAATATCGTGATCGAGATGTCCGATGTTCAGGCTCGACCGATCCGTTCTGGTATTGGCATCGATCTCGGCCTGAAAGACTTCGCCACACTTTCGACCGGCGAGAAGCTGCCTAATGACCAGTTCGGTCGACGCGCGGCGGAAAAGCTCGCGAAAGCGCAGCGAGCACGAAAGCACAAGCGGCATATCGCGAAGCTGCACGCCAAGGTCGCGAATGCCCGTGCCGATTTCCAGCATAAGCTCGCGCTCGATCTGGTGCGGCGTTTCGATTACATCGCGGTCGGCAACGTATCTGCCGTCAAACTTGCCAGAACCAGGATGGCGAAAAGCGTCTACGACGCGTCCTGGTCGTCCTTCCGAAACAAGCTCCGCTACAAGGCGATCGCGCACGGAGCCACGTTCGAGGAAGTCGACGAAAGCGGTTCGACCCAGTCCTGTTCGGCGTGCGGTTCGAAAGACAGCACGACGCGGCCGAAAGGTATCGCGGGACTGCGAATAAGAGAGTGGACCTGCAGTGGCTGTGGTGTCTTGCATGATCGAGATGCCAATGCTGCTCTGAACATTCTCCGATGCGGACGTGCATCGCCAGTGGTGGGAATCGCTTCCCCCTAAGGGGAGCGAGGACGTCAACGTCGTTCTCCTGTAGCGGGAGGGGGGGTAGGCGGCATGCAGTCGGGAATCGAGCGGGTGGGCGTGGCCACCGATATCGAACCGAACGCGGATGCGATGCACGCATGGCACGTTGGCCGTTCCTCGTTCCATTGACCGTGAAACCATTCCTTGCGGCCCTCGACGGTGCCTGCTTTGACACGGCCGGACTTTGTAGTCCAGGTGACGCGACGCCCTTGTTGCGGCATCTCGCGGTATGCCTTTCTGCGTTGACGTGCGTTCATCGTCGTTCCCCTTCGTGTTGCGTTGGTCAGTGCTTCTGCTTTCTACCTTTGCGCTAGCCAACGAACGCAGCGACGAGCAGCAGAGTCGAGGCGAAAACACCGGGATCAACGCCAATAAGCAGTGTGGTAATGATTCGTTATCCAAAATGAATTGAGGCCGGCTAGTTTTCTGGCGACCTGACTGCGCTCACGGAATGGCGCTGACGGCCAATGCGATTCGATCAGGGCAGTCGCAGAACAGCACTCAGGGAGGGCGCCTCCATTCCACCAACGGAGATCGTATGCATTTACGGGCTATTTAGAGCCGCCGCGCCGGCTTGAGGCGCCCTCACTGAAAGCTGCTGAGCGGTGTCGGGCGCTACCCCGTTTCTCGGCTACACCGTTGAGCCGGCCGGTTGCTCCCTGTACTGCGGTCCCGGCGCGCTAGCACTCTTAAAGATCATCCGCTTGGGCGGTGGCGCAGCGTCCTGTGCTGCGTTGAGATTGATAATCACATACGTGATTTATCGAGTCAACACATTTGTGATTATTTCGCGCGAAGCGATCGAGGCAAATGCATGAACGATATCGACTTGCAGGAGATGTGCGCCTTGACGCATAAAACTGCTCCACAGCAGCCCTCGAAGGCCATTGTGTCCGGTTGCGGCCAGTTCCTGAGGGGCTGTATTGGTCGATCGCGAGCGCGGGGAATGACATTTCCTTTGTCAATTCGGTCTGCCATTCCGGATGCTCGTGACGGATGCCTCTTGACACAAAGCCGTCGCTTGAGTCGCTGCAGTGGCTACAACCGCTTTCGAGCTTCAAGAGCCATCTGGCTACGCGATTTCCGGAGGCTAGAGATTCTCCCGGCCCCGCACTGTCCATCCGGCGTATACATTGGCAGGAGCAACCATGCAAGGTTGGCAGCTGTCTCGCGCTTCAGGAAATTTGACCTAGTGCAACGTTTCCCGGACTTGGGCACTGCGTTAATACGCCAGAAAAGCGTCGTGTAGTCCAATCTTAGCGGTCGCAGGGGGCAGCAAGAAGTTCGTCACGACCTAAACCTGTGTTCGATGCGAGCCGAGAGACTAAACTCAGGGTCAATCGGCGTGACGGCGTGGTGTCGTTCGCTATGCAAGCACACGGAAAATGATTTTCGATATCTCACCCACCCAGATTGAATCTCTGAACAGCTTGCAACTGGTCGAATTGTTGCGAAAACTACTTCATGCCGAAGCACAAAGCGCAGGAATAGCCCTTCGGGGCGTCTCCGTGCCCCTGCAGATCACCATTGCGGACGGGGGGGAGGATGCCCGAGTGCAGTGGAACGGTGGGAATGAAGGCACTGACTACCTCCCTTGCCGCATGAATGTATTCCAGTCCAAAGCAACAGATCCCGAGCCAGCTGGCTGGAAGAGGGAGGTCTGGACAAAGGCCTCACAGAGAGAAGGTGTGCCGCGGGTATTGAACGACGCCGTTTCGGCCGCGATTGCCGCACGCGGTGCATACATTGGATTTACGTCGGCTGCGATCGTTGGTAACAAGCTAACTCGGCGTATCGCCGGAATCAGGGAGGGCATTCGCGAGGCTGGCGGGAATCCCGACGATCTGATTGGCATCGCGATCTATGACGCCAATCAGATCGCAGCCTGGGCCAGCCAGCATCCTTCCGTCGCGGTCTGGCTGAACGAAGCACAGACCGGCCTTCCTTTGGGCGGGTTCCAGACGATTGACAGTTGGGGCGGACGCGCCGATTTTGCTACCATCAAGTTCGTCGATGATGAGGCTCCCCGCTATGACGTCGGCGAGAGTGGCAACGGAAAAGCCCATTCCGGCGATGTGCTGAATTCCCATCAGGCGCGCGAGCGCATTTTTGAGCACATAGCCGAGCCGAAGCGATGTGTTCGAGTCATCGGTCCGTCCGGGATCGGCAAGTCCCGCTTCGTATATGAGCTATTCCGTGACCGGAACACCTTGGAAAGAGTTATCACAGGTGTATCGGCGATCTACTGCGACTTTCGTAGCATTGGACAGGAGCGTCTTCTCCAGGTTGTCGAAGCCATGGCAGGGCGGAGCGTTCCGGCGCTAGTCGTTGTCGATGAGTGCCCGCGTGAATCAGCGTCAGTTCTGGCGGACATCGTGTCTGACGCGCGTAGTCGACTTCGACTGATCACTATCGATATAGACGATCGCACGATTACTGCGGAGAGTGTTCTCAATATTTCGGTGTCGAGAAGCGATGATGCGCTTGTTGAAGGAATCATTCGGCAACGGGCCCCGACAAGCGACGGCACAACGATTTCTTACCTCAAGAATCTCAGTGGCGGGTTTCCCCGAATCGCCGTTCTTGCCACGGACAATCATCTGGGAGGTATGCCGGCACTTAAGTCCATGGAGGACGTGGTCGAACGGGTCTTGACAGGCTGTGGCGTTGGTGAGCGGGACCAAGTACGCGCCATCGAATGCTTGGCACTATTCGAGCGCGTAGGGGCTGAAGACAACGTGGCAGGACAGCTCGATCTCGTCGCCGAACGGCTCGCGCGGCAATCCGGTGACGAAATGTATGAGCACCTGTCCGCGGCATCGAAGCACGAACTGGTGGACCGCCGCGGTCCTTTCTTTCGGGCGCAGCCATTGCCAATCGCCGCCTTTCTCGGAGCCAGAAGAATCGAGCTACTGCGCACCGAAACGATCATCCATTTCATCGAGTCTGCTCCGAACGAGCTGGTGGTCTCGCTTTTAGAGCAGTGGAGGTATTTTGATCGGACGCGCACCGCCGTCTCGGTGGCCGAAAGGCTGGTAGGGCGAGAAGGGCGTTTCGGGACGCTGGCCGCTTTGAGTTCTGAGTTTGGAGCTCAATGCCTGCACGCCTTATGTCATGTCGCACCGAACGCCTGCGCCGAAACAGTACGGCGAGTCTTCGGCGAATTGCCGCTTGATGAACTCAGGGAGCTCGGAGATGGGCGGCGTTTTCTCGTGCACACGCTCGAAAGACTTGTCTTTCGCCATCAGTCGTTCCGTTTGGCAGCTCATCTTCTGATGCGTCTCGCAGCAGTCGAGACGGAAAACTGGAGCAACAACGCAACGGGTCAGTTCAAGCAGCTGCTCCAGATAGATTTAAGTGGCACCGAGGCAGAACCTTCGGAAAGGTTTGCGGTAATAGATCATGGAATCGCATCTGGCGACGAGCGAATCATTGCAGTTTGCATCGACGCGCTCGAGGTGAGCCTTGGCCGCACATATTCCTCCCGGATCGCGGGCGCTGAGGAAATCGGCAGCCAACCGCCGTTGCGGGATTGGCATCCACAAACTTGGGAGGAGGTATTCGATTTCCATCGACGAAGCCTCGCTACGCTTGAGCGGATTCGCTCCACGTACGCGTCTTTCGAAAGCCGCTGCGATGAAGTTCTTGCAACGAGTCTGCGGGGAATTATCTGCGAACCTCTCATCACCGAAATTGAGACAGCCGCGAATGCCGTCGCGCAGCGGCGCGGCGTCTGGCTGGAAGGAATTCGGGCGGTTGGATCGTGGCTCTATTTTGACCGCAAGGCCTATCCAGAGGAATTGCAGGGTCGAGTAAGGGTTTTGTATGACAAGCTGATGCCGACGGACCTGATTCAACTCGCCCTTCTTTATACAAAATTCTGGGCTAGTGACCTTTACGACCCCGATCTGGAATACGACCAGAGCGACGATGCCACTCTGGCCTTCGATTACTCGTCGCGAAAGGCCAAAGAGGTTGCCGTGCAGATTGCGCAGGACGATAAACTGGTCGCGCGCGCAGTTCGCGAAATGGCGCCTCAGAAGCTCAACAATTCCCACCCCTTTGGCTACGAGCTGGCAAGAAATGTCGCTGACCCGCTGGCGACTTTCAAGCTTGCTGTCGAGATTATCAGCACGTCCGCGAATCTGGAGGGACTAGGATTTCTTCGGGGCCTGCTCGGCGGTATCGACGACCGCGACAGTGACGTTGCTGACGAGTGCGTGCGACTGGCGCTCGAGTGCGACGCGCTAAAACGCGGAGCCATCGATATCTACACTGCCGTGAAAGTCTCGGCGGAGCGGCTCAAGGAAATCGTCGAGAGCGTCAAGGCAGGGACCCTGGCCGCGGCTCACTGTGTCTATCTATCCTACGGCCAAGGGCTAGCGCACTTGAGCGCCAATCAGCTCCTCCCGTTAGTCGACGAACTTGCGAACAACCACAAAGGGGAAGGCGTCTGGTCTGCCCTTGAAATCATCACGATGTACCAGCATGGTCGGACTGTTTTCGATTCTGACCTAGTTGAACGCTCGAAAAGCATACTCGTATCGTCGACGCTAGTTGGGGAAGTCAGGCGTGGCAACCGGAACGGCTACCTTTTCGAAAACATGGTCAGGCGGCTTTACGAACACGCTGCACTTGACGACCGTTTTGCGGCGAAGTTGGGCGAGCAGTTCGTCCGTCTCTGCGTACTCAGCAAATATGATGCCTTTGATGCGCTTGATGATGCGGTCCGGAAGGTCGTCAAACTCCTAGTCACAGAACGGCCGCTCGAGTTGTGGGAAGTGGTTGCGCGGTTTGTAGAGCGCGCAACCCCGACCGAGCGATCCCGCCTGACTCGACTCGTCGGGCAGTCAAGCAGAGGGTTTAGGCGTCAAGATGATAGCGAGAACGGCGCAGGTCCCTTGTACGGTATTCCAGAGTCAGAGTGTTTCGCATGGGCGGATGCCGATGCACCAAACCGCTCGCCGTTTCTTTGCGAGTTCTATCCGCTCTTAGACAAAGATGATGCTGGAAATATGATGTGGAACCCTGCCATGGAAAGGCTTGCGGCCAGATACGGCGAGCATGCAGCATTTCGTGATGCGCTTACCAGCCGACTCCATATTGGTGCCTGGTCGGGTTCATTGATCCCTTATCTCGAGGCCTACTTCGCTCCTCTCGAGGTCTGGTACCGCCATACAGTTTTCCAACTTGCCCAGTGGGCGAAGGAAACGCGCCGCGCGCTCGACGTGCGCATCGCGTCAGCAAAGCAGATGGAAGGGGAGGAATCTTGATTGAGCGAAGTTTGATTAGCCGGCGTTTGCACGACGAGGAACAGAGCAGAGGCGACAGATTCCTTGCGGACCATGCGTGACGAGAAGCAGTCGTGCTCGATCGGTCTTATGCAACCGCCGAAGCGGGTTGAAAGCTAGTCGATTCCTTGGCAAACTACTGTATATACATACAGTTGTTTGAGATTATTGGAATACGAGGGCGGCTGATGAGAGAAGAAGCAACACCGCACCTTCGGTGCAAACCGGGGGATCTGGCAAGGGTGATCCACTCGATCAATCCTGCATTGATCGATCAGATTGTCGTCGTAGAAGGGTGGAGGGAGGAGCATGGCCGCTGGGCCGTTTGCCTTCTGGGAAGGGCGGTGCTAGGTGTTACGTTATCGGCCCAAGAGCCGATCATCACATCTCGGTATGGATTTCGCGACTCATCTCTTGAGCCGTTGCCGCCGGAGATTGCCGTGCCGCGCGGAAAGGCGGTTAGTCACCCGCGCCGAGCTTATCTGATGCGTGGAGCATCCGAAGTATCAGTTTGAACGTGGTTTCTGGTTCGCCAGCCTGATCTGCCTTTATGATGGCGTCGATCACTGCGCGGGCTGATTCGCTCGCGCTCGTGATCGCGTCGTCGTAGGTTGTACGAGCCTTTGAATTTGCTGCTGGCTCGCCTCGCCCTTCGGCAAGCCATAGAGCGTTGACTCCCAGAACAGCTGCGATCTGCGGGAGGCGTCGGGCGCTATTGCGAGTTCCAGCCTCCAAGTTTCCTATGGTCGACTGGGATACGCCGGCTTTCTTGCCAAGCTCCTCTTGGGACAAGTCCGCCTCCTGGCGGGCCCACTTCAGTCTGTCGGCTAATGTATACATATCACAATCGTAATAGGTAGTGCCATTCGATTTGTGTTGACTTGGCCAAACACAAATGTGATTATTGGGTGCATGGATATTCAAATTGCCATCACCGAGCTGCTCCGCTCGGGTATGACCCAGGCGCAACTTGCCAAGTTGATCCCGTGCTCTCAATCGCTCGTTTCGGCACTTCTCAACGGAACGAGGGGGGCGCGTACGTCACACAAGATCGCAAGCAGAGTGGTGGAGCTTCACGGGTCACATGTGGCGAGCTTTCGCCAGGCAGGGATCGCATGAAGCGCCTGTACGCACGTCTGCTTCATTTCGTCGCGTCGGATGTCCTTCGCTCCACAAAAGCAGATTGGCTGGCGTCAAAAAAACTCGAACGTTGCGCGCGGAGGCTGTCCGTCCGTGACGTAGACAGTCTCGCACGATGGGCAGCGGTAGCTACCGTGGCGTCCATACGGCTGCAGGGCGATCTCATCGCCCTTGCTCATGCAGGGCTGGCAAAGGTAGTGCGGAGCATCGCAACCTCCGTCGATGTGGTTGTAGCGGTACGCGAGCGCTCCGCCGCCGATGTCCGCCAGAACGTACTGACCGCGGCGATTCGCATTCGCCTTGAGCTCTTGGTTTTCACGCTCGAGAGCGGCAAGTTTTTGGTCCAGCGCGCGCATATCTTGCGCCGTCTTGAGTGCTTCTTGGGTCGCCACCAGGGCAGCTTGGTTGATTTCTCGGAGCTTGATTTCAAGTTCGGCGGTTTTGGCTCCCACCTTCGCTTCGTCGCGGACACTGAGCGCGTTTTTCAGAAACTCGAACGTGGTGTTTGCCGCTCCGACTGCGGAGACAAGTGAATCAATCATGAGTGTTATTTCACATTCCGTAACGTTAGTGGAGATCGCATGAAGCGCTTATACGCACGTTTGGTCCTCTGGCTGATCCGGCCGGCGCTCGAAGATGTCGAGCGCCGAGTGGTTCAGCGGGTTGAGCGCGAGGCCATGTCGCGTGTCGACGCAGACATGTCCTTACGTGCATATGTCGATCGCCGCGAGAGCAAGTCTGTCCGAACCGAGGCCGTCAGGGGGTTGCAGGTGTACGAGATCCCGCAGCGGTGAATGGGCACACATCGGCTCTAGGCTGCTTTCGCCGCGTCGACATTCAAAACGACGTCGACTACACCGTCTGCGCGAACTTGAAATTCGCGGGAGTGGATGAGGAAAGCGCCGGGTAGACCTTCGAAGGAAACGACGTCCCCGTGGTTAGGACTGAATCCAGCACGGAATTTAAGGACCTGCGGGATGTTCGTCGGGAGCGTAGAGGCCGAATTGCCGATGAAGTTGAAAATTACCTTGGCTTCTTCCATGAGGGTTCCCCGTATCGGAATGGTCGTGTGAGAGCTGCCAATTCTACAGATAGGGCCGGAACTCTCACTTATTGCTGTCAGCATCGAGATTCGATGCTTGAAGTTTAGAAAAATCGACCTTCAAGGTCATTCAATCAGTTTTGAACGGAGTTGAGTTGCTATGAACACGATTGAGGTCATCCGGAGACCCAGCATTGAGCGGGCGTTCCGGGAAGCGCTGAGCGATCCGCGCAGCCGCGGGCCGGTCGCTGATGCGCTCGGCTGGGACGATTCGCAGGTGAGCCGATTCCTGTCGGGGAATCTCGGCGTGCCGATCAACAAGATCGACGCAGGGCTGAACGCGCTCGAACTGCGCGTCGTCTCGCGCGAGTACCTGGACGGACTTTCGACTATGAGCAAGGTGGGTGTGAACTGCCACTGCGCACGCGAAGGATTCGGGGAGTGCGGCGGCCGGTGGTGATGTAACTAGCTGGCCCAGGCAAAAGCGTTTTCGACGGAGAGTGCTTCTGTCTTGGTTTAGTAATCCTAAAAATTGAATCTATGGAAACCAATCAGATCGACCGGCAGGCCGAAATGTGTCAGCGGAGCCTAGCCATTCCGGAAGCGGTGAAACGCATCGTGCGAGACGCCATCCAACACCCGAAGTACCCGCGCAAATGCCTGTCGTGCGGGGCGTCCGAATCCCTCGACGGCTCCGTGCCGTGCGGCCACTGAGTTGGCCCGCTTCCATTGCCGCTGCCGGTACTGTGAGACGCGTCGGGTGCTGAAGAAGCGCCCGGACGAGTACGTGCGGCAGCCGCAATGCGAAGTCTGCGGCCGGCGCGATTTCCGAATCGACTCCTGGATGCAGAAGCGCAACACGCGCCTGATGGCGTGCACGTGCGCCGGTTACTGGTTTTGGCATCGGCGCGGTTCGCTGTACTGCTGGCTCCGCGCCGACGGCTCAATCCGATCACCCGGCGATCCCGATTTTGCGGATCGCAATCCGCCGCCCGATGCACTGGCGGCCTGACTTTCTCTTCTGGAGGAAACGTGGCAAAAAGCTCCGTTGAAGCATATGGCGCGCAGAGCAAGGTAACTGCGCTCGCGATGGATCCGAACGACCTCGAGCTCGTTGTCGACCCGTCTCATCCACTGTACGACCGGCGCGTTCATCAAGAGCCGAACACGAAGACGGTGTTGAACTACCGCGCGATCGGGGTGCGCAAGCCGGTGCTGTTCTACAAGGATCCGGAGACCGGCAAGAACCTGGTCATCGACGGCCGCACGCGGGTGATCAATGCTCGCGAGCTCAACCGGCAGTTGATCGCCGCCGGCGAGCCGCCGATCACAATCCCGGCCATCCCGCAGAAGGTTATCAACGACGGCGGGAAGTCGTTCTCTGCCGTGATGGTTAGCACGAACGAGATCCGTAAAGAGGATTCGCCGATCAACCGCGCCGAGAAGATGGCGCGGATGCTCGACGTCGGCCACACGGAAGAAACCGTCGCAACCATGTTCGGCGTCGAGGTGCCGACGGTCCGCCAGCAGTTGAAGTTGCTCGATTGCACGGCTGCCGTCCGTGACGCGCTCGAGGCTGACCAAATCACCGTCTCGAACGCCCTGAAGCTCGCGAAGCTGACGCCGGATCAGCAGCGCCAGAAGGTGCAGGCCGTTATCGCAGCGGCTGACGGCAAGGAAGGGCATGCGAAGTCGCGGGCACAGAAGGCTGCGCTGACCGGCGATGCGGTCCCCCGCATGCGTACCCGCAAGCAGATCGCCGCCGAGCTCGAGAAGGCGACAGGTGAGCGTGCCGACGTGCTGCGGTGGGTTCTCGGGATCGACGCTGCGGCGCCGGCTACCGAGCCTGCGGATCCTCGGCAAATGTCGATCGACGGGGCGGCATGAGCATCAAGGTCCAAACAATGGTGTGGGACCGGTATCCGGGCGAGGACCACGAACTGTTGCTCGCCTTGAAGCTGGCCGACTTCTGCGACGACAACGGGGAACACATCTTCCCGAGCATCGAAACGCTGGCCGAGAAGACGCGCCGTTCGGTGCGCGCAGTTCAGTACCAGATGAAGAGCATGGTCGAGCGCGGTTGGCTGATCCTTGTGGCCAACGCCGCCGGCGGTCGTGGTCGCGCGTGCGAGTACCGCATCAATCCCGACTGGATAAACGGTGCAGAGATTGCACCCATTTCCGCTGGTTCAAAGGGTGCAACGGATGCACCCATAGGAAAGGGTGCAACGCGCAGCAAAAAGGGTGCAACGAACGATGGAAAGGGTGCAATGGGTTTCGCAAAAGGGTGCAATGGGTTGCACCCGATTCACCATGAACCACCACAGGAACCGTCAGAGAACCACCAAGGCGCACGGCGTGCGCCGAAAGTTGCGACTCACGGCGAGCTGCAGTCGATCGAACTGCCGGACTGGCTGGCGTTCGAGGACTGGGACATGTGGTGCGAACACCGCGAGGCGAAGCACAAGGACGCGCCATGGACGCGCCCGGCGGCGGTCGTCTCGATCCGCAAGCTGACGAAGTTGCGATCGCTGGGGCAAGACCCGAGGACCTGCATCGAAGAAGCCGTGCTGCGGGGCTGGACAGGCCTCTTTCCGCTGAAAGGCGACGTGGCCGCTACGTCGTCGGGTGCCGGAACCACAGTCGCGCCGGACTGGTGGAAATCAGCGCCGGGCATTCGCGAGCGCGGCAAGCAGCTGGGCATCGAAGAAAAGGCCGGACAAGTGTTCTACCGGTTCAAGGCGAAAGTCTTCAAGGCGGCCGGCCCGGGCGAATGGATGGAGGACATGTTGCGTACGGTGAGCCGCGAAAGCGAAGAGCGCTACGAGGCCCTGTACGCCTACTTCAACGACATTCCGCGAGATCAGGGCGCGCAACAGGTGGAGGCATGACGAAGCGAAGCACATGGCCGATGCGCGTCGACGCGGGTACGAGGAAGGTCGGCACGGCGCGTGTTCGTGACAACTCGCGGACCAAGATGACTACGGCACAGAAGGCCATTTTCGATTCGACTGGCAATCGCCCGCACGTCGACGCCGGTTTCGATGAAATCAGTGACGGAATCGATGCGGCACCGGTCCTGACACCGGCATATCGCCAGCCTGATGCGAAGACGCGGATGCAGGCGCTGGGCCGGCTCAAGAGCGGCCAGATGAACAAGACGGAACAGCGTTACGCCGATCACCTTGAAGCGCGCAAGCAGGCTGGCGAGATCGCCTGGTATCGATTCGAGGGTATCAAGTTCCGTCTCGCGGACAACACTTTCTACACGCCGGATTTCGCGGTGATGCTGGCGAGTGGCCAACTCGAGGCGCACGAAGTCAAAGGCCACTGGCAAGACGACGCGCGCGTGAAGGTGAAGGTCGCTGCGGACCAGTACCCAGTCCGGTTCCTGGCAGTGACGGCCGGTCGTGCAAGGGACGGTGGCGGTTGGCAAGTGGAGGAATTCTGATGAGCGGCGGAAAGATGAGCTTCGCGCAACGATGCATCTGTGAGCGTCTTGGAGAGAGTCCCGGCATTACGTTGCGGGCACTTTCATCGCAGTTGCGATCCACGCCTGACAGCATGAAGCGCACTGTGAACCGTCTGATTTCTACCGGGTATATCAGGCTCGGGCGGCGGGGCAAGAAGGGTTACGAGTTGCATCTTACTGGCAAGGCGTTCCCTGCGTCGATCGAGGTGATGCCGGCCGACAAGCGCCGCTACTTCGCGTTCGAGGTTGGAATTGCCGCGGTCATTCCGGCAATTCGAGCGATGGTCGACGTTGGGCGAGCGTCGGCATGAAGCGCTCAGGATTCAAGCCGCGCACGAAGCCGATGTCACGAGGGTCATGGTCACGGAAAAGTTCGCCGTTGCCGGGACGTGCCCCGCAGCAGGTGAAGAACACGCGCAGCCCGAGACGACCGACCGTCGCAGAAGGCCTGAAATACCTCGAGGCCTGCCGCGGCGAACCGTGTTACCTGCGGGTGCCAGGCATTTGCAGGCGAAACCCGATCGACGAAACCGTGGTGCCGTGTCATTCGAACCAGTCGCGCCACGGGAAGGCCGGGGCGATGAAGGCGAAAAACGAATTTACGGTTCCAGGTTGCGGCGCGTGTCACGCGTGGATTGATCAGAACCGCGTCGGCACGCCGAGGCAGAGCAAGTTCGACGTGTGGGACCGGGCATATGCGGAATGGGCGCCGGTGAGGGCCCGAAAGTTGGGAGAGGAAAATTGCCAGTGATTCTTACCGTGCAGTTGCCCGCGGGCCGGCACTGCTTCAAGCGAAAGCATGGCATGGGGCCAGCGATCAGTTCCGAGATGCATCGGCCGCTGGTAACGACCGTCTATCGGATCGCACGGATTCCGACCGTTAAGCGTCAATTGCTCGTAGTCGTCGAGGTCGATGCGTTCATCCCGGAGCGGCACCGGACACACATCGCACCGAGCGATCCCCGTTGGGTGCGGCCGGGCGTTTTGCGAACGAAGGCGTACTGGATCGACAACAAGAAGTCACGGGCGCTCGGGCAGTTTCTCGCGAGCGATGCGCTGGAAGTGGACTTGAGGGATGAGGTATGAGCGCAGCCGCATGCATCTTGTACGGGGATGTACCCGAGCCCCTGCTTATTTCGGCGATCCGCCATCGCGATTCGGTGACCGGCGCGGAACTTATCGCGTTCGACGAGTGCCCGTTCTCCGGGGAGATCACCGAGACGGAGCATGGGATGCAGATCGCCTTTCCGTGGCCGCGCAACCGAACGATGCGCCATGCAATCGGCGACTGGCTCACGCACTACGGCATCAACTTCACGGTCGTCATGTAACGACGAATGACAAGCCTATCAAGCACATCGAACACGGGAACAAGATGACAATCGATGAAAGCAATCAGATCGAAGAGCTGCTCGGCGAATGGTACGACTGGCAGGCAGGCTATGTGCCGAGCCTCGGCTATGGGCGTATCGATCCGTCGTGCCGTGGCTTCGCAGAATCCGAATACACGCTGACGGCCGACGAGCGTTCGGAAGAGGTAGACCGGAAGGCGGCGAAGAAGCGGGCGGAACAAATTGACGTGTGCGTTGATGCTCTGACGTGGCAGCAGCGCGCATCAATTCAGCGACACATGAAGGCGAAGCGAATCGGCGCGATGAACGAGGCATGCGGCGTAACAGTCTGGAGTAATCCGCGCGACCTTGATCTGTCGGACGCGCATGCAAGCTATCAGGCCGCGAAGGAAGAGCTGTATCCGCGTGTGAAGGCGCGTGGTCTGTTGAGGGAGCCGCGCCTAGCGTAGCACGGATAGACCCGATATCTCTGTCAGCGCCGTGTTATCAAGAGCAGTGATCGACCCAACATGGTCACGGCGATCCGTTAAAAGCGGACAATCGCATGCAGTCAGTAGTCTAGCGCTACTTCATGTAGGGCAATCCCTGGCACACGATGTTGAGGGGAAGAATCGCGCGCGGTTTGACTGCGAAGGCCTCCGGATCTCCGATGATCATCTTCTGCAGTTTTTGAGCCTCTTTAGTTGTGCGTACAAATACAGCGCGTAACGTTGGCTTTGGCAGTGCAAAATCGCCTTTGGCGCGCCATTCGCGCTGGTGCAGCCAATTGGTCTCCTTTCCGGTCACCCCTTCCAGGGTGACGACCCGCCACCAATTTTCCTCCCGTAACAGTTCTTCGCGTTCATCCTTCGACAGGTATAGGACAGGGCGGCACCCGCCTTTGTAGGCAAATTTCTTCGAGATGAGCACGCCGTAAGGTCTGTATCGCCGTGAGTCCCGCTGGTGAAGGACATATTTGAGTGAAGGCAGTGGAATATCCATGAAACAGGACGCAGGATTCGGCCCTGCGATGCGTCCTGGCCATCTCTTCGAGCCACGGATCACGCCAGTCTTAAGGATGCTGACAAGATTGTCGAACCCGGTTTTCCCGTTCGAGTTCTTAGTAAGGTGTAAGAGGAACGGCGTCAAATCAGGACGCTCAAAAAAGGGGAGATCGTATGAGTCGGAATTGTTATTGATCATTGTGAAATCAGGCAAACGAAGAATGATGAGTTGATGAAAAGTATAAGTCTACCTGAGCGCCAGCATCAGGCGGATTGCCATCAACCGAAGAATGTTGACAACTGGCAGAAAATAGCTGAGCGAAAACAGTCGTTCTGGCGCTGTCTATTTGGTGAGGCCCCATACACACAAATTGCTTGTAAACCTTGTCGCGTTTCGCTATATTGACGACGTCGGGCGCGAGGTGCGTCCAAATGAAGCCCGCCCGGATTCGCGCGGGCTTTGTCTATTGTGTGTCTATGCTAAGTTTATTGTCACGTCGACCATGGTAACCTTGAGTCTCATAGAACGTGGGCAGGGGGTGGCGTGAATTTCGCTCGATGCGCTGATTGCGGCCATGAACAACACGGACTGGCATACGGGCAGATGCCAATCAAACCATGTCCGTCGTGCGGTGGGGGAAGGCTGAAGCTTTGCGCTAAATTGTCTTTGGCGATTGGGGCGGAGATCCTGGGTGTCAAAGTCAAGGTGAAGGGCGTTAGGCGCCCACTATTGAACTATCAATCGAAGATTGAACTGTTCCGGAAGACACAACGCTGGCGAAAAGTTCGACGATATATTCACCGAGGGGCGATGGATCTCTACATTGAGACGATTACCGACTTAGAGACCGGAAAGCTTGAAAAACACGTTTGTCAGCCACTGTCGGAACATCAAGGGCACGGCACTGCGAAGCGAAAGACGCCGGAAGATCCGGGGTTAGAAGGTGAGTCAGAATGAGTGAATGTGAAGCCCGCTAGGTGAAAACCTCGCGGGCTTTTTCGTTTGTTCGTCCAATTCCCATGAGGTACGTCAATGCCCGCCCGACCGATGAAGCCCTGCAAGCACAGGGGATGCGGTGCGCTTGTTGCGGATGGCAAGACGCACTGCGATCAGCACGCTCAGGACGCTGTCAAGTGGAGGCCAGATACTGTTCGCGGCAATCGCCATACGCGGGGATACGGAAGCGCGTGGGAGCGGATCAGAATGCGCATCCTGCGCCGCGACGCTGGCCTTTGTCAGCCTTGCCTGCAAGCCGGGCGCGTGACGCCTGCGACTGCTGTCGACCACGTTATTTCGAAGGCGCGAGGCGGGACCGACCGCGACGAGAACCTGCAAGCGATCTGTCGTGACTGTCATGCCACGAAGACGTCGCGCGAGCGGTTGCGGTGACGCGAGAGCGGTTCCTCCCGGCCGTTGCCCGCCCGGCGGATGTGGTGGGTGGGGAGGGGGGTGAAAAAGTCTACGAGGCGTTGCCTTCGGGACCGCCCGCTTCGTCGAATTTTTACGCCCGCGAAATTAAAAATTCAGGAGTTGGCCAGTGGGAGGTATCGCGTCAGTGCCGGGGCGGGGCAGAAAACCCAAGCCGACGGCGCGGAAAATCGCCGCGGGAAACCCCGGCAAACGCGCGCTGAATAAGGACGAGCCGGATTTCGGTTTGGTCACCAACATCGAACCGCCAGAGTGGATTGCCGGCGAGGCGCGCGACATGTGGGAGCGCGTTGTCCCGCTGCTTTGCGGGCAAAAAATCTTGCAGGTGACCGACCTGCACATTGTCGAGATTTTCTGTTCGGCCTATGGAAACTGGCGCACTGCGCAGGACGATCTGACTCGCAACGGCACAGTCGTCGACAGCTCGCAAGGCAGTCCGATGAAGAACCCGGCCGCGACCGTTGTGAAGGAGGCGGCAGCGCAAATGGCGAGTTTCGGCGCAATGCTTGGGCTCGACCCGGCGAGCAGGCAGCGCTTGGTCGGCGCCAAGCCGAAGACACCGGACAACCCGTTCGCGAAGCTACTCGGCAAATGATTGGAAGACATGGCGACGAATTTCCCGCGCGTAGAGCAGGGGCTCAAGTTCGCGCGGGAAGTCGTTCGTGGCAAGCGGGTCGCCTGCCGCTATGTGCAACTTGCTTGCAAGCGCCACCTTGACGACCTTGCGGCGAGCCGAAAGAAGGACTTCCGATGGAAGTTCGATGCGGAGGCCGCAGAGCGAAAGCTCGCGCTCATTGAGCTGCTGCCGCACACAAAAGGCGAGTGGGCGTTCAAGGGACAGCTGGTAACGCTGGAGCCTTGGCAGAAGTTCGGCCTGATGGCGACCTTTGGATGGCTCAACAAGCGCACCGGTAAGCGCCGGTTCCGAGAAAGCTACTGGGAGGTGCCCAGAAAGAACGGCAAATCGGTGATTGCCGCAGGCGTCGGCATCGGGATGTTCGTGCTCGACGACGAGTTCGGCGCGGAGGTCTATTCGGGCGCGACGTCTGAAAAGCAGGCATGGGAAGTCTTTCGCCCAGCGCAGTTGATGGTCAAGCGCTCGCCGATGCTGATCGAGTCGGCCGGAATCGAGGTGAATGCCTCGAATATGAACAAGCCGGCAGATGGCAGTCGGTTCGAGCCGATCATCGGCAACCCGGGCGACGGCGCGTCTCCATCGTGCGCGATCGTCGACGAATATCACGAACACGACAGCGCCGCACTGTACGAAACGATGCTGACCGGGATGGGGGCGCGCCGTCAGCCGCTGATGTTCATCATCACGACGGCGGGTGCCAACATCGAGGGGCCGTGCTTCGACAAGCGCAGACAGGTGATCGAAATGCTCGAAGGGACCGTTCCTGACGACGAGCTTTTCGGCTGGATCTGGACGATCGACGACGGAGACGACTGGACCGATCCGCGCGTGCTGGCGAAAGCCAATCCGAATATCGGAATTTCGGTCTATCAGGAGTATCTGGAGAGCCAGCAGCAGCGCGCGATCAAGTCGGCGCGGTTCACGAACACGTTCAAGACGAAGCACTTGAACGTTTGGACGTCGGCCAAGGCCGGCTATTTCAACCTGGAGGACTGGAAAGCATGCGAAGACCGCTCGCTGGCCCTCGAGCAATTCGAGGGACAAGATTGCGTGCTTGCGCTCGACATGGCGCGCAAGCTCGACTTGAACAGCATGGCTCGCCTCTTCTGGCGTGATATCGACGGGCGGCGGCATTACTTCTGCGTTGCGCCGCGGTTCTGGGTGCCCGAGGACACGGTACGCAATACCGAGAATCGTCGCATGGCGGAGCGGTATCAGGCGTGGGTCAACCAAGGCTTTCTGTTCGAAACAGATGGAGCGGAGATCGACTATCGCGACATTCTGGAAGAAGCGAAGGACGCAAACCGGCGGTGTCCGGTTCAATGCACGCCGCTCGATCCACACGGCGCAACGAACCTGTCGCACCAGCTTGATGACGAAAGCCTCACGCCGGTCACGATCGTGCAGAACTACACGAACATGTCCGATCCGATGAAGGAACTGGAGGCGGCCATTACGTCGGGCCGGTTCCATCACGACGGAAATCCGATCATGACGTGGTGTATCGGCAACGTTATCGGCAAGAACTTGCCGGGTAACGACGACGTGGTGCGTCCGATCAAGCAGGGCAACGACAACAAAATCGACGGCGCCGTGGCGCTGATTATGGCAGTGGGCCGGGCAATGCTGGCCGACCGCGTCGATTCCGAGTCGATCTACGATCAAGGGGTGGGTGTTTGAATTCTATTGGTATTGCGGCCTGGGTGGCCGGCCTGCTCGGGTTCGCGCTACTGGTGACTGGTGTGGTGCTGATCAGCCTGCCGATCGGGCTTATCGTTGCCGGCGTGCTCCTGCTGGTGTGGGCGTTCCTTGCGGATCTGGCGGCTGCTCGCGCCGTGCGCGCCGGTCAGCCGAAGGAGTAACCCTATGTTTTTCAGTAGGCAATTGCTCTCCAACAGCGGCCAGACGCAGATGGGTGCTGGCGGGTGGATATCGGCGCTGCTTGGTAGCTCGCGATCCGACGCCGGCCAAGTGGTTACCCCTGCGAGCGCACTGTCGCTGACCGTCTTGCAGAACTGCGTCACGCTGCTCGCGGAGAGCATCGCGCAGTTGCCGATCGAGCTATATGAGCGATCCGGCGACGACAGGAAACCGGCGATCGATCATCCGCTGTATTCGATTCTGAAGTACGAGCCGAACCCGTGGCAGACGCCTTTTGAGTTTCAGGAACAGTCGCAGGTGGCTGCCGGCCTTCGCGGCAACAGCTACAGCTTCATCGATCGCGATCCGGACGGCGTGATTCAGGGGCTGTATCCGCTCGACAACGAGGCCATGACAGTCATGAAGGGCTCGGACCTCATGCCTGTCTATCGCATCTACGGATCCGATCCGATGCCGAAGCGGATGGTGCATCACGTTCGCTGGATGTCGATCAATGGCTATACGGGGCTGTCGCCGGTTCTGCTTCATGCGAACGCAATCGGGCATGCGCAGGCTATCCAGCAATACGCCGGCAAGTCGTTCATGAACGGCACGGCACTGTCGGGCGTGATCGAACGCCCAAAGGAGAGCCCGGCGCTCAAGGATCAAGCGAGCGTGGATCGCATCACGGACGGCTGGAACGCGAAGTTCGGCGGATCGGGTAACGCGAAGAAAGTCGCACTTCTGCAGGAGGGCATGACGTTCAAGCCGCTGTCGATGACGAACGTCGACGCAGCGCTCATTGACGCGTTGCGCCTCTCCGCGCTCGACATCGCCCGGATCTACAAAATTCCGGCCCACATGGTGAACGAGTTGGAGCGGGCGACATTCAGCAACATCGAGCATCAGTCGCTCCAGTTCGTAATCTACACACTGTTGCCGTGGGTTAAACGGCACGAGCAGGCAAAGACGCGTGACCTGCTCCTGCCGTCGGAGCGCAAGCAGTATTTCATCGAATACAACCTCGCGGGGCTGCTGCGAGGCGATCAGTCGTCGCGCTACGCAGCTTATGCGGTCGGACGCCAGTGGGGCTGGCTATCGATCAACGACATTCGCCGGCTTGAGAACATGCCGCCGGTCAAGGGCGGCGACGTCTACCTGAGTCCTATGAACATGGTCGACGCGTCGAAGCCGCAGCAATTCCCGCCGGGGAAGTCCGAGCCGACGAAAGCGCAGATCGACGAAATTGGGAGGATCCTTTCTTGAAACCGCACCTCAGACTCGCAAGTCTGATTTTCAATCAGCCGCAGCTCGTCACGGACCCGATGATGTCGCTGGCGGTTCAGTGGGCGAATCACGCGCTCAACCTGAACATCGTCAACCTGACCGTGAACGACGCACAGCCGAAGATCATGGAGGACGATGAGTTCGACAGCGGTGTGCAGATTGCCGCGGCATCGGAGCGTCGTCGTGCCCTGGTAGCTGATACCGGTATGGACATCATTCCGGTTTCGGGAATCCTGGTGTCGCGGTCCGCTCACATGAACCCGTGCGAGCCGATGACCAGCTACGAAGGGTTGCGTACGGCGGTGAACCAAGCTGTCGCAGATCCGGCCGTCGAGCACATCGTTCTCGATATCGACAGCAATGGCGGGAGCGCGACCGGCGCATTCGAACTGGCCGACGATATCCGGGCTGCGTCGCTGGTGAAGCCGGTCACGGCGATCGTCAACTTCTCGGCATTCTCGGGCGGGTATCTGATTGCATCCGCAGCATCGAAGGTCATCGTCAGTCGTACGTCCGGCGTGGGTTCGATCGGCGTAATCGCCAACCATCTCGACGTTTCGAAGCGTGACGAGCAGCAAGGGATCAAGGTGACCTCGGTGTTTGCCGGGAATCACAAGAACGATCTCACCCCGCATGAGCCGCTGAGCGATCAGTCGCTGGCGTTCCTCACCAGCATGGTGCAAAACAGCTACAAGCAGTTCGTCGATGCAATCGCGAGCTTTCGCGGGCTGAGCACGCAAGCGGTGAAGAACACGCAGGCGGGCGTCTTCTTCGGCCAGCAAGGGGTCGATGCAGGGCTTGCGGACAGCGTCGAAACGCCACAGGCAGCGATCAACCGGATTGCAGCCGAAGTGCGCGCATCGCGCGCCGAGCGCCAGGGCGGAAATACGCGGCGTAGTGTCTCCGCGCGCGCGGCCGCGATGAACATGCAATCCATGATGTAACCGGCCAAAAAATCGAATTTTTTACGATCAACATCCGAGCGCGTTCGCGTCTCAGTTGAGCACTGCCACCTTCGGGTGGCATTTTTTTTAGGAGAAGGGTAAGTGAACATCAATGAACTCCGCCGCGAACGCGCAGCCGTCAATCAACGTGTGCAGGCGTTGGCGCAGATCGAGGTGGGCGGCACCGCGTTGTCGGCCGAACAGCAGGCCGAATTCGATCAGCTCAGCTCGAAATTCAACGATCTGACTGCACAGATCGAGCGCGCGGAAGCGGCCGAGCGCATGGCTGCAACTGCGGCAGTGCCGGTTGACCCGGCGCCGGCCGCCGTTGCTGCTCCGGCCGCGGCGAGCGTTCCCGCACAGCCGAAGGCGCAGGAAGTGAAGGGCGCGAAGATGGCTCGCATGGTTCGCGCGCTTGCAGCAGCGCGGGGGGATGCGCAGCTCGCGTCGAAAATCGCGATCGAGCGCGGCTTCGGCGAAGAGGTCGCCATGTCGCTGAACACCCTTTCACCGGGCGCGGGTGGCGTCCTGGTGCCCGAGAACCTGTCGAGCGAGGTCATCGAACTGCTGCGCCCGAAGTCCGTGGTCCGCAAGCTCGGCGCTCGTACGCTGCCGCTCTCGAACGGAAATATCACCATCCCGCGTCTGAAGGGCGGCGCAATCGTCGGCTACATCGGCGCCGACACCGACATTCCGACGACGCAACAGCAGTTCGACGATCTGAAGCTGACGGCCAAGAAGATGGCCGCGCTGGTCCCGATCGCGAACGACCTGATCAAGTACGCCGGCGTGAATCCGAATGTTGATCAGATCGTGGTCGGTGACCTCACGGCAGCGATCGGGGCGCGGGAAGACAAGGCGTTCATTCGCGACGACGGCACCGCGAACACCCCGAAGGGCCTCCGCTTCTGGGCGCTTCCCGGCAACGTCTTGCCGGCCAGCGACGGTTCGACGCTGCAAAAGATCGAAACGGATCTCGGCAAGGCCATTCTGGCGCTGGAGAACGCCGACGCCAACCTCACGCAGCCGGGCTGGATCATGGCGCCGCGTACGTTCCGATTCCTCGAAGGCCTGCGCGATGGCAACGGCAACAAGGTCTATCCGGAACTCGCCAACGGCATGTTGAAAGGCTATCCGGTCGGCAAGACGACGCAAGTGCCGATCAATCTCGGCGACGGTGCGAACGCATCGGAAATCTACTTCACCGACTTCGGTGACGTGTTCATCGGCGAGGAGGAAACGCTGGAAATCGACTACAGCAAGGAGGCGACCTACAAGGACGCCGACGGCAACATGATCAGCGCGTTCCAGCGCGATCAGACGCTGATCCGCGTGATCGCGAAGAACGACTTCGGTCCGCGTCACGTCGAGTCGATTTCCGTGCTGGCCGGCGTGACCTGGGGCGCGTAAGCGTATCTGTAACCGTGCGGCCCGCCCGTTGGCGGGTAGGCCGCATGTCGGAGAAAAACATGAAGGTGGTCAAGTTCAAGCGGCACTACGCACAGTACACGCCCGGCGATGTCGCGGGATTCGAAGACGAGCACGCAGACCGGCTCGTCGATGCAGGAATCGCGGACGCGTCCGCGCCCGAACCGAAGGAGGCAAAAGTCTCGCAGAAGGCCGAAACGGGCAAGGCCGCAGCGGCAAAGGGGTGATCCGGGATGGCTGCTGTTCTCGTCGAATATCTGGACGATGTTGAGCCGCTTACCTTCGAGGAAGTCGCGATGCAGTGTCGAATCGATGATGACGATGAACGAGAGTTTGTCGAAAACATCGTGATTCCAGGTGCGCGCCAGGCAGCCGAGAGAAAGTCCGGTGCGGCTATCCGGAAAGCGCGGTATGTCGAACGGCTGGCCGGCTTCCCGACTGGTGAATTCTCGTTGTCCGTGGGGCAGGTGCTCAGCGTCGATAGCATCGAAGCGCGCGATGCGACCGGGTCTGCGTCGAAGCTCGATCCGAGTGGATATGAGGTAGTCCAACTGGGACGAGAAACGCTTTGCGCCCCGCTCGGCGCCGCTCGGTGGCCGAGTGCGAGTGTCGTGACGATCACGTATCAGGCCGGTATCGATATTGACAAGCATCCGTCGGTGCGCTCGTGGATGCTTCTCGCGGCGGCATGGGCCTACGATCATCGAGAGATGTTCTCCGAAGGCCAGACAGTCGCGCAAATACCTGACGGCTATGCCGATCTCCTGCTCGATTCAATCACCGTTCCACCGAGGTTTTGATGAAAGCTGGGAAATTGAAAGAGCGAATCGTCATCGAGCGGCCGAGCGGCGAAGAAAACGAGAACGGCGAACCGTTGCCGGGCGCATGGGTGGTCCATGCGCGCCCGTGGGCCGATGTGTTGTTCGTGAACGGAAAGGAGCACGTCGTTTCGGGGGCGGTGCGAGGTTCCACGGTCGCCAGCATGCGCATTCGCTATCGAGCAGGAATCGACGAGCAGATGCGCGTGCGGTATGACGGCCGGCTGTACGACATCACGGCCGTGCTGCCCGCGCGCATGCGCGGGTATCTCGACCTGTCGGTAAAGGTGGGGGAGAAGTATGTCTAGCGTCCAGATACTTGGGCTGGCCGACCTGCAAGCCGACTTCGCAAAGCTTGCGAAGGCACAGTCGACGAAGGCGCTCCGGCGCGCGACGTTGGCGGGTGCGAAAGTGATCCGCGATGAAGCTCGAGCGCGAGCGCCGAAGAAGACGGGGAAGCTGAAGCGGAGCATCCAATCGACCTCACTTCGGCAGAAAGAGTCACCGGGCATCGCGACGGCTGGTGTGCGAGTTCGGACGAAGGGAAAGGCCGAGTCGCCGACGAACGCGTTTTACTGGCGTTTTGTGGAACTCGGAACGCAGCACATGAAGGCGGAGCCGTTCATGCGGCCGGCCTTTGACGCTTCGATTACCCAAGCCGAGGGCGCTATTCGAACGGAGATTGGACGCGCGATCGATATGGTGTTTGGAGGTGGATCTTGAGCGCGCTTCTCGTCCGTGACGCAATCGGGTCAGTAGGCAACACGAAAGGGTACGTCGGCGTTGCCGGATCGAAAGCGCAATCGCCGTACTACGTCGTGTCGCGAGTGAGCGGCGAGCGCGATATTGCGCTTGGCGGTGCGACCGGCGGTAAGTCGGGCATATTCCAGATCGACGTGTACGCGAGCACCTATACCGAGGCCGACGCGATCGCCGATCAGGTGATCGACCGAGCATCGTCGAGCGGGCGGTTCGCCGTCGGTGGTGTCAGCGAACTGCCCGATGACTTTTCCAGTGATACCGGGGATTTCCGAGTGAGTCTCGAAATATCCGTTCAGTTCTGACCGATTCAATTTCTGTTTGGTCCGCCGAGTGCGGGCCTTTTTCATTCTGAGGGGCTTATGGCCGAGAAAAGCAAGCGCATCAAGGCGCAGGGCACGAAGGTCGAGGTATCGAAGACCGTTTCGACGGACCTCGATGACAAGACGCTCGTCTTCGTCGATCTGAATACGACGAGCAAGACTGTCCAGTGGCAGGGCGGGCAGTCGTCGGAAATCGATGCGACAACGCTCGCGAGCGAGGAAAAGGAATCCGAGCTTGGGTTGCCGGATCCGGGGGAATTTTCGGTCGACGGCAACTATTCGTCCGACGACGAAGGCCAAGTGATCCTCCGCGCTGCGCGCGGAACTGGTGAAAAGCGAGTTTTCCGGGTCACTTTCCGAAACGGCGCGCAGTTCCTGTTCGTTGGCATGGTGCGTCAGTACACCTGGTCGGCAGGCGTCGACGGCATCGTGACGTCGACCTACAGCATCCGTGTCAGCGGCTCGCCGAAGGAAGTGCCGCCGCCGGCCGTACCGGCGGGTTAATCGATCTGAATAATGTAAGGAAAAGGTGATGACGAAAACTCCGACGGCCGCTGGCGCACTGCGCGCCGCGATTCTCAACCCGCTGGCCGGCTGGCGGCATGAGATGGTCCACATGCCGGAATGGGGCGACGTGACGGTCGCAGTGCGCGAACCGTTGCTCGAAGACCGCGCATTCTGGCTCGAGCCGCTGCGCCTCGCTGCCGGCGTCGAGCCTGGCGACGACGAGGCAACAGCCCGCGAGAAGTATGCGCGCGTCACCGCGGAAGAGCACAAGCTGGCTTACGCGCGCCTGTTCGTTCGTGTCCTGTACGTGGAGACGTCGGTCGGCTGGCGTCGCGAATTCGAGGACGGCGACGCGCAGGAGGTTGCGTCGGCTTTCGGCGCCGCGCACGATCGCATCGTCACCAAGGCGCTCGAGCTCGGCAACATGAAGGCCGACGCGGAGGACGATGCAAAAAAAGCCTCCGCCGAAACCCCGATCTCCGACTCGAACTGACGTTGGCGTTGCGGCTCGGCAGGACGCTTGCCGAGCTGCGCGCCGATATGTCGACCGCTGAGTTCGCCTTGTGGCAGGCGTTCGATGCCGAGTCGCCGATTGCTGATGATCGTTACGACCTTCACGCCGCGATGGTCGCGTCTGCGGTGTTCCAGGCGCAGGGTGCGAAGGTGAAGGTGGCCGACATGATGCCGAACTGGTCGGGTGAGTCGGCAGAGGTTCAGGAGGTCGTCGATGATCCTTTCTTCGCAGGCCTAAAGAGATTGGTAAAGTAGGCGGATAGGAAATATGGGAACGAGTCTCCGCGAGCTGATCGTCAGCGTTACCGCAAATACGACCCAGTACGACCGACGCATGCAGCAGCTTGGGTCGACGGCCAGCGGCTATTTCAATGCGGTCCGGGATGGAGGCCGCGCCGCTGACGCGGCGTTCGCGTCCAACGCGTCGAGCGTGCAGGTGACGGTGCGTGCGATCGAGGCCGCGCGCGGCTCGCTTACGGCATATGCGCAAGCTGCTGCCGCGGCGTTCGGTGTGCACCAGCTGATCGAGTATGCCGACGAATGGACGAACCTGAGCAACCGGCTCAAGATCGTCACGCGGGATCAGATCGATTTCGCCATCGCGCAAGGCGACGTGCTGCGGATCGCGCAGTCGACACGTCAGCCGCTCGACGCGACGGCCGAGCTGTATCAGCGGATCGCGAACAACACATCGCACCTCGGCCTGTCGATTAAGCAGGTCGGCCCGCTGGTCGAAACGATCAGTAAGGCGGTGGCGCTGTCGGGCGTATCGGCCGACACGGCGCGGCTCGGCATCGTGCAGCTGGGGCAGGCATTCGCCTCCGGCCAGCTGCGCGGGCAGGATCTGAAGAGCGTGCTCGAGGAACTGCCGGGCGTTGCCGACGCGATCGCGCGCGGGATGGGCAAGGGCACGTCCGAACTGAAGGCGCTGGCCGAGGACGGCAAGCTGACCGTCGAAAGCCTGATCGACGCGCTGAAGAACGCCGGGTCGAGCACGGACGCGCTGTTCGGCAAGGTGGACATGACGGTCGGGCAGGCGATGACGCGCCTGCAAACGGAAATCATCGCGTACGTTGGGCACGCGAACGAGGCGACCGGCGCGAGCGCGAAGCTCGCCCAGAGCGTGGTCTACGTTGCTGATCACCTCGACGAGATCGTCACGATCAGCGCGTCGCTCGCGGCCGGTCGGCTCGGGGTCTATTTCGCGCAGACCACAGTGGCCGTCAGCAAGTCCGCCATCGCGTGGAACGCCGAGCGGCAGGCGCTGATCGCGAAGGCACAGGCCGAAAATGCGGCAGCGCTCGTCACGATTACGAAGGCCCAGAGCGACCGCGATGCGGCCGCGGCGAAGCTGCAGAACGCGCAGGCGGCAGAGGTTGCCGCGGTGGCCGAGCTGGCCGGCATGCGCGCGATGCGCGAAAGCCTCGCGATGCAGTCGGCGCTGACGGCCGGGTCGATCCAGTACACGCAGGCGAAGCTGGCCGAGGCGCGCGCGATCGAGGCGAGCGCGGTGGCGCAGGTCGCGACGGCGCGGTCGAATCTGGCGAACAGCCAGGAAATCGGCACGCGGATCGCCGGCACGCCGTACGCGGCGGTGATCGCTCGCGAGACGGCGGCGGCGCAGGGCGAGCTGGAACGGGCCGAGGCGTCCCTCGCGCTGGCGCAGCAGCGCCGTGTGGCGCTGGAGGCTGCGGCGGCCAAGGGTACGGTCGATCAGACGCGGTACGCGGCGGCGTTGGCCGAAACCGAGAAGGGGCTCGCGGTAGCCGAGCGCGAAGTCGCGGCCGCGACGCAGGCGCGTGAACGGGCCGAGCGCGGGGCGACGGCCGCAACGGCGGGTCTGGCCGCGGCGACCGAGCGCGCGGCCGTTGCGCAGACTGCTGCCGCGCGCGCGGGCTCGCTGATGCGCACGGTGGGGTCCGGCCTTCTGTCGGTGATGGGCGGCCTGCCCGGCATCATTGCGACGGTCGGCACGGTGGCGCTCGGCGCCGCGGTGAACTGGCTGGTATTTCGCGATCATGCGGGCAGCGCGACGTCGAGCCTGATCGACATGCAGGCGCCGCTCGACCAGATCATCGAGAAGTATCGGCAGCTGTCGCCGTTGCTGCAGGAGGTCGAGCGCAATCGGGCAAAGCAGGCGCAGACCGCGGCGCGTAGCGATGTAGCGGACGCGTACGCGGGCCTCGCGGCGCGCGCGTCGCAGAGCGTCATCGTGCCAGGCATTGGCGATAGCGCGCCGATCATCACGGACGAGAATCAGGTCGCGCTCGATCGGTTCATTGAAGGGCTGAACCGGATCAAGACCGAGAACCTCGGCGTCGACGAGAAATCGCGCGAGCTTGCGTCGCTGGTCGGTGTATTCATCGACGCGACGAAGGGCGGCGACGAACTGCGCGCCGAGCTGGTGCAGGCCGCGTCGGCGATCGACACGGCCGGCGCCGCCGCGGACAAGGGCACGCGCACGCTCGCCGCGATGGATGCAGCTGCGCGCGGTGCGACCGACGGCATTCGCCAGCTCACGGAGGAAAACAATTTCTTCGCGGGCGGCATGGCGGCCGAGGCCTGGAACAAATACGTCGAAAAGCTGAAAGAGGCCTCCGACGTCATCGGCATGACTGCGCAGCAGCGCGCCGAGTATGAAGCGAAAACGAAGGGCGCGAACACAGCGGAAGCACGTCAAGCCGGTTTGATCGCCGGTCGCGCGGACGCGTACAAATCGCTCGAAAAAGCGATCCAGGACAAAGACGCGAAGGCCGAGGCCGGCGCGCGGCGGAACATCGACAATCTGACGCGCGAACTCGCGCTGATGAATCAGCAGATGGTTGTTGCCGCCGCGCTGGCCGAGTTTCAGGCGGATCTCGTCAGCAAGAAATTCGAGAAATTCGGGTTCAACGCTGACGCGGCGCTCGCGGCCGCCGCGGCGCGCGGCAAAAAGGCGTTCGACGACACGGTGTCGGAATCTGCTGGCCAGGTCGCGCGCATTGGCGTCAATGCGCCGGCGCTCGCGCACAAGAGCCGGGCCGGCGGGTCGCGCGCCGAGCCGGAAAGCCAGCGCATGCTCGACAACATCGCGCAGCGCATTGCGCAGCTGCGCGTCGAGGCGGTCGCAACCGACAAGCTCACGCAGTCGGAGAAAGATCGGATCGGGTTCGACCAGAAGCTGACCGATCTGGCCGCGAAGCGCACGAAGCTGACCGACGGCGACAAGAGCCTGATTCGCGACCAGGCTGCAATTCGCGCGACGTATGACCGTGCGGTGCAGCTGGAGAAAGAGGTTCGCTATCACGAAGCGATCAACAAGCTGAAGGAGCGCAGCGCGCAGATCGACGCGGAGCTGGCGGACTACGCGTCCGAGCGGCAACGAGAAGTCGCGCGCGAGCTGGCCGCGATGCCAATGGGCGACAACGCGCGCGAGCTGAACCAGGCGACGAGTCGCGTCGGCGATGAATTCCGGCGCCGGCGCGACGACTTCACGAAGGGCGCGCGGAAGGACGGCACGCTCGGATCGCCGGAGTATCTGGCGGAAATCGATCGCGTCAACCGGGCCGAGGCCGAGCAGGTCGAGCGCGAGCGCGGGTATGTCGAGCAGCGGCTCGCTGTGCAGCGCGACTGGCGCGTCGGCGCGAGCCGTGCGGTGGCGCTGTATCAGGAATCTGCGGAGAACGCGGCAGGTCGCGCGGAGGAAGCATTTACGAGTTCGTTCCGCAGCATGGAGGACGCGCTCACCTCGTTCGTGTCGACCGGCAAGCTCGATTTTCGCGGACTGGTCAACAGCATGATCGCGGACCTGGCGCGGTTCGCCGCGCGCGCCGCGATGGTGCCGGTGTTCGGCGCGCTCGGGTCGGCGCTCGGGCTCGGTGCCGCGAGCGCTGGCGGGTTCAGTGCCTCGTCGTTGCTTGGCGGTGTGGCTGGCGGCATGTCCGACATGTTCGGTGCGGGTGGCGGCAACGCGTACGGTTTCCACCTGGCGACCGGCGGGCGCGTCACTGGTCCGGGCACGTCGACGAGCGACAGCATTCCGGCGTGGCTCTCCAACGAGGAATTCGTGGTGAAGGCGGCGGCGGTGCGCAAGCCGGGCGTGCTTCGGCTGCTGGAGGCGATCAACAGCGGACAGGATCTCGGCTTCGCGAAGTTTGCGAACGGCGGCCTGGTGGGCGGGGGCTCGGCCGGGGGGGCCGCGCTCGGCGCGCAGGGCGGTGGGATCGAACTGAATATCCCTGTGACGATCGACGGCGGCACGGGCAACGCGACGCAGATGATGGCGAGTGCCGAGTTCGTGAAGAAGCTCACGCAGATGGTGCAGGGGCTGATCGCGGTTGAGAGTCGTCAGGGTGGCGCGCTCTGGAAACTGAAAAACGGGATGGGGTGATGACCGACACGTTTATCTGGTCGCCGACGGTTGAAGGGTTCGGCGGCGATACGACGCTGCGTGTGCGAAAGGCCAGTTTCGCCGATGGATATACGCAGCGCGCGGCCGACGGCCTCAACAACCGTGTGTCGTCGTACAGCCTTCGATTCGTGGGGAATGCCGAAAAGATCTCGGCGATCCTCGAATTCCTCGACGATCACGCTGGCGCGGTGTCGTTTTTCTGGACGCCCCCGCTTCGGCCGCAGGGGCGATTCGTGTGTGAGAAGTACAGCGAGCCAGTGAAAAACGGCAACGTGTACACGATTACGGCGCAGTTTGAACAGACGTTTGCACCATAAGGTAGAAAATGCCGCAACTTCAAAAAGCGAACCTCGGCTCGGCGCCAAACGGTGACGGCGGGGACGATCAACGAACCGCGAACGTACGATATAACGCGAACGTCGATGTGCTCGCTGCCTGTGTCGCGCTTGGCTACACCATCTTGGGCGATAACACGACGATCAAGTCCGATCAGGTCGGCGTGCGGTTCGGGCTGAATATCGGCGTTCCCGGGAAGAAAATTGTGCTGCCCTTGGCCGGTTCGGTAATGGTCAATGCATGCGTTCATTTCTTCAATGTTGGTGTCGGAGTCGACATCGGGCTACAGGGAAGTGACGGCACGCAGACCACGACTCTTGCTCATGGTGACTGGATCACGTACGCATCGGACGGAGCGTCCTATTGGCATGTGGTTGCGCGCGGCAAAATGCTGCCGGACGAGGTTGTGTCCGGTTTTCTGTCTGTGTCGCGCGGTTTGAGTGTTGGCGGCGATGTCGCGATTGGCGGTCGGCTGAACTCGGTGAACAGTCCCAATCTGCTACCGAACTCGACCGGTGAGCTGCGAAATCAATGCTGGACCGGTACAAATTTCGGCTTCGTGGCCGGCGTGAGCGCGGAGGGAACAATTTTCGTCAACTCAGCTGCGATCAATGTCGCGGGCTGGGTGCTGGATTATTCGAACAACATCGCGTGCGGCCCCGGGTTGCTATTGACGCTTTCCGCGGAGATTGTGACAAACGGTTTGAATGCCGGTCAGGTATATATGAAGGTTGAGTCCTTCAATTCGTCCGGTACCGTTTTGGGGACGTTCTCAACAGTCCCAATTACGACCAAGCGGGACTACACGCTCATGACGGCTTCCGGGAAGACGCCGAGCGGGACCGCGTATGTGCGCGTGAGCAGAGTCGCCGATAACGCGCCGAACATTTCAGCATGGGGCGTGGCGTTTCGCCGAATCAAGCTCGAGCGCGGCGCATCGCCATCGTTGTATTCGCAGGAGGCGAGCCTCCTTTATCTGCAGGGCGCGCCGGCATTTGATGGCCGTCCAACGTTCGGGGGAAATATCCCGTGGGATAGCTGGAATCTGCAGAATCCTTGGCATGCAGGGAACTTCAATCCTGGGAACTACGCTCCGCTTAGTGGCAACCGACGATTCGTCGGCGGGGGCACCGCCTTCGATGGTTGGGGTATTCATGTGTCAGGCTCTGCGCCGTGGCTTGAGGAGCAGGGTGTGGCCCTTAGTTGGAACGATGACGTTGGCAAAGGGCAGGGCTTCCTGACCACCAATCGCGGCGCTGGTATCGGTGGTTGGATTCTGCGCACGATTTCTCAGGACGCGCGGCAGGAGATTGGCCGCTTTGTCGTCAATCCGGACGGCAGCTACGGTCAGTCGGACAAGCGCCTGAAGCGAGACATTCGCACTATCCCGAACGCACTGGAACGGATTCGTAAAATCCGAGGCGTTTCCTATGTTCGAAGAAGTACCGGTGCCGGAAGCTACGGCGTGATCGCGAACGAGCTCCGGAAGCATTTTCCATGGGCCGTGTCCGAGATCGGCGCTGGCAAGGGCAAGGAGCATTATCTCGGCGTGAATTATCAGGCGCTGGTCGCCCCGCTGATCGAGGCAGCGAAAGAGCTGGCTGATCGAGTGGAGCGGCTGGAGGGCGAGCTGGCTCAACTGAAAGGCGAGACTCAGGCATGACGATTACGGCCGATATCCAGCAACTGGAACCAGGCCGCCGTATCGAGCTGTTCGAAGTCGACTGCACGGAGATCGGCGGAGACGTGTTGCGCTTTCACGGTCATTTGCAGTCGGCGTCGATCGTGTGGCAGGGACTGGAATACAAGCCGTGGCCGATTCAGGCGGCTGGCTTCCAACGGACCTCTGACGCGCGGCAGCCGGCGCCGACACTGACCGTCGGCGACATCAACGGCACGATCACCGCGCTGTGCGTCGCGTTGGACGATCTTGTGGGCGCGAAGGTATTCCGCCGGCGCACGCTGGCGAAGTATCTCGACGCCGTGAACTTTCCCGACGGCAACCCGACCGCGGACCCTAGCGAGCAATGGCCGCCCGAGCAGTGGCGAATTGAGCAAAAAAGCGACGAGCAACCCGGCGTGCATGTCGAATTCACGCTGTCGTCGCCGCTCGATTTCGGCGGGCAGCAGGTGCCCGCGCGCCAGATCGTCGGCACGTGCCAGTGGCGCTATCGCGGGCCCGAGTGCGGATATGTCGGCGTGGTGTACTTCGACAAGAACGACAGGCCGGTGAGCGACCCGGCGCTCGATCGCTGTAGCCAGAAAATCAGCGGGTGCGAATGCCGGTACGGCGTGAACAACCCGCTGCCGCACGGCGGCTTTTTGTGCGACACGCTCGCCTAGGCCGTCGGCCAACCTCTCATCACGGACCCGCCGCACGGCGGGTTTTTTATGGACGAACGAATCAAGCAGGCGATCGCGGAGCACGCGCTCGCCGAGTACCCGCGCGAGTGCTGCGGATTTGTCGTCGCTACGGCGGCCGGCGATGTGTACGTGCCAGGCCGCAACATCGCGGCGGCGCCCACCGAGCAATTCGCGCTCGCGGCCGAGGATTACGCGGACGCGGAGGACATGGGCGAAATCCTCGCGTTGGTGCACTCGCATCCGAACGGCGCGGCACAGCCGAGCATGGCGGACCGCACCGTATGCGAACGCTCAGGCATTCCGCTGTGGGTGATCGTCTCGCTCGGCGTGCAGGCTAACGGTGCCATCGATGTCGACGACTGGTGCGAGTTCGGCCCGAGCGGTTACGCCGCGCCGCTCTATGGTCGGCCATTCGTGCATGGCGTGCTCGACTGCTATTCGCTGGTGCGCGACTGGTATCTCGCCGAGCTTGGCGTCGTGCTGCCGGATTTTGAGCGAAAAAACGGCTGGTGGGACGACGGGCATTCGAATTTGTATATCGCGCACTACCAGGATGCGGGCTTTCTCGACGTCGGGATCGACGTGCAGCTCGAGCCGGGCGACGTGCTGCTGATGCAGATCCGAAGCAAGAACGGCGTGCCGAATCACGCGGGCGTGTATCTCGGCGACGGCATGTTCGCGCATCACGTGTACGGGCGACTGTCGTGCCGTGCGACGTGGGGTTCGATGTGGCGGGACAGCTGCACGACGGTGCTGAGGCGTATAGGGGGTGCGAAGTGACGGAAAAGCTACGCGAGGTGAGGCTTTACGGGATCGCCGGCGCGCGATTCGGTCGGGTGCATCGTCTGGCCGTGTCGTCGACGGCGGAGGCCGTGCGCGCGCTGTCGGTCCTGATCCCTGGCTTTCGGAAATTCCTGCTCGACGCGCGCGACAACGGGCTGACGTTCGCCGTGTTCAACGGCCGCCGGAATCTGGCCGAAGAGGATCTCGGCGCACCGGTCGGTGGCGAAGCGATCCGGATAGCGCCGGTGATCATCGGCAGCAAGAGCGGCGGTCTGTTCCAGACGATTCTGGGCGCGGCGCTGGCCGTGGTCGGTTTCGTGTTCAGTCAGCCGACGCTGATCGGGCTGGGCGTGTCGATGGCGCTCGGCGGCATCACGCAGATGCTGAGCCCGCAGCAGGCAGGGCTGGCCGGTGCAGCCGACAACGGCACTTCGTACTACTTCAACGGACCGGTGAACAGCTCGGCCCAAGGCGAGCCGGTGTCGCTCGTATACGGCGAGATGGTCGTCGGATCGAAGGTCGTCAGCTCGGGCATCTACACAGAGGATCAGGTGTGAAAAAGATCTACGCGGAATCCGGACCGAAGCGGATTAGCGGGGCCAAGGGTGGCGGCGGTGGAGGCGGCGGCGGTGGGGAATCGCCGGACAGCCTGCATTCCACCGCGCGCGCGAAGGTGCTCGACGCAATCTCGGAGGGTCCGATTGTCGGCCTGGTGAAGGGCATGCAGTCGGTCTTTCTCGACGGCACACCGATCCAGAACGCCGACGGCTCGGTGAACGTCCAGAATTACAACGTCGACGTTCGCACGGGTACGCTCGATCAGGAATTCATGCCGGGCTTTCCGGCGGTCGAGCGCGAATCGGCCGTAGGCGTGCCGCTGACGTCTGATGCGCCGTGGGTGCGGCAGGTGCAAAACACGCAGCTGACGGCGGTCCGCATTCGCTTCGGCGTGCCCGCGCTGCAAAAGAGCGATCCGGCGACCGGCGTATTCGGCTATCGCGTGGAATATGCGATCGATCTGTCGGTCGACGGTGGCTCGTACGCGCAGGTGCTGTCGGCCGCATTCGATGGCAAAACGACGTCGCTTTACGAGCGCTCGCACCGGATCGAGTTGCCGCGTGCAACAACCGGCTGGTTGGTCCGCGTGCGGCGCATGACGCCGAACGCGCACAGCTCGTTGATCGCGGACACGGTGAATATCGAGGCGATCACGGAGGTGATCGACCGCAAGCTGCGGTATCCGATGACGGCGCTCGTTGGCATGGCGTTCGATGCGCGATCGTTCTCACAGGTGCCGGTGCGGTCGTACCACGTTCGCGGCCTGATCATTCGGGTGCCGTCGAACTACGATCCCGAGACGCGCACGTACTCGGGGGCATGGGACGGGACATTCAAGCCGGCGTGGACGAACAACCCGGCGTGGATTTTCTACGATCTGCTGCTGAACGATCGCTACGGCCTCGGCAAGACGGTCGACGCGTCCATGATCGACAAGTGGGGGCTGTACGAGATCGCGCGCTATTGCGACGTCAAGGTGTCCGACGGCAGGGGTGGCGTCGAACCGCGCTTCACGTGTAACTGCGCGATCCAGTCGGCGGCAGACGCGTACAAGGTGCTGCAGGATATCGCGAGCGTGTTCCGCGGTATTTCGTACTGGGGTCCGGGCGCGGTGGTCGCGTCCGCGGACATGCCGTCCGATCCGGTATACGTCTACACGGCGGCGAACGTGATCGACGGGGCGTTCCGTTACGTGGGGAGCGAGCGCAAGACGCGATACACGGTGGCGCTCGTCAGCTACAACGATCCGTCGAACCAATACAAACATGTGGTCGAGTATGTGCCGGACGACGACGGCATCGCGCGTTATGGCGTCATCAAGACGCAGGTAACGGCGTTCGGGTGCACGTCGCAGGCGCAGGCGCACCGGCTCGGGCGGTGGCTTCTCCTGACGTCGCGCTACGAGTCGGGCACGGTGTCGTTCAAGGTCGGGATGGACGGCGTGCTGGTCGGCCCGGGGCAGGTCATCGCGATCGCCGATCCGCGAAAAGCCGGCCGACGCATCGGCGGGCGCATTCGCGCGGTGGCTGGCAATGTTGTCACGCTCGACAAGGCGCCGACCGTGGCGCCGGGCGACCGCTTCACCGCGATTCTGCCGTCAGGTGTCGCGCAGTACCGTGCGGTGAAGTCTGTCGATGGCGACGTGCTCACGCTGGTCGACCGCTTCGACGCGGACCCCGTGCCCGGTGCGGTGTGGATGCTGGAAAACGCGGAGGTCGCTGCGCAGCTCTATCGCGTCGTGAGCGTTCAGGAAGGTGACGACGATGGTCTGCTCGAGTACACGATCACGGCGACGATGCACGAGCCGGGCAAGTACGCGGCGATCGATGACGGCGCGCAGATTCAGCAGCGGCCGGTGACGGTCGTGCCGCCATCGGTGCAGGCGCCGCCGATCAACGTGCGCGTGACGACGTATTCGGCCGTCGACCAGGGGATTTCCAAAACGACGATGGTGATCGCGTGGGACGCTGCGGATAACGCTGTGACGTACCTGCCGGAATGGCGGAAGGACAACGGCGAGTGGGTCAGTGTGCCGCGCACGGGCGGCCTGCAGGTCGAGGTGCCCGGGATCTACCAGGGGCGGTACGTGGCGCGCGTGCGCGCGCAGAACGTGATGGGCGTTACGTCACTGCCGGCGATCAGCGCGGAAACGCAGCTGAAGGGCAAAACGACGCCGCCACCGGCTGTCGCGTCGCTCAAGGCTGCCGGCATCGTGTTCGGGATTAATCTCGATTGGGCATTCCCGGGCGACGGCACAGCCGGCGATACGCAGCGCACCGAGCTTTGGTACAGCCGCACGCCGAGCCGCGACGATGCGATCAAGCTGTCGGACTATGCGTATCCGCAGGCATCGACGTCGCTGCAGGGGTTGGCGGTTGGCCAGGTGTTTTATTTCTGGGCTCGACTCGTCGACACGTCGGGGAACGTCGGGCCGTGGTATCCGGCGGCCGGGCCGGGGGTGCAGGGGCAGCCGACGACCGATCAAGGCGAATACGAAAAGTATTTCGCGGGACGGATTTCGCATTCGGCGCTGGGCGAGGATCTGCGCAAGCCGATCGACGCGATTCCGGGCCTTCAACATGGCGTCGCGGATAACGCGAATGCAATCGAAAAGGAGATTCGCGATCGAGCGGATGCGATCGCAAAGGAAGTTCGGGATCGGGCGGACGCGGTGGCCGAAGAGGCACGGCAGCGCGGTGCCGCGGTGACGTCCGAGCAGCAGGCGCGTCAGGCGGCCGACGTTTCGCTCGGGCAGCGTATCGATACCGTGACTGCCAGCGTCGGCGACGCGGCGGCGGCAATCAAGCAAGAGGCAACCGCGCGCGCCGATGCCGACGGTGCGCTGTCGTCGCGGATCGATACCGTCGTCAGCAAGGCGAACGACAACGCTGCGGCCATCTCGTCGGAGGTGACGGCGCGGGCTACCGCGGACACGGCGCTCGGCAAGCGTGTCGACGCCGTGACGGCCGACGTCGGCGCAAACAAGGCGGCGATTACAGCCGAGCAAAAAGCGCGCGCCGACGGCGACGGCGCACTGTCGAGTCGGATCGATACGGTATCGGCATCGGTCGGCGCGAACGCGGCGGCGATTGCGGCAGAGCAGAAGGCGCGTGCCGATGCGGATGGCGTGCTGGCAACCCAGATCAGCAAGGTGTCGGCGCAAATCAATGTGCCGATGGCGGGCGACAGTGGGCGCGCGGCCGGATCGACGCAGGTAAAGGCGGGCGTCTATTCGGAGCAATCCGCGCGTGCGGAAGCCGACATGGCGATCGCGCAGCGTATCGAAGCTGTTACCGCACAGATGGTATCCGGGCAGGCGTCTCTATCAGCCGGGATTCAGGCTGAGTCGCAGGCGCGCGTGGATGCCGACAGTGCACAGGCCGAGCAGATCACGACCGTGCGCGCACAGGCAAATGCGAACGCCGCAGCGGTACAGACGGTTGCGCAGTCGTATGCGGACCTGAATGGTCGTGTATCGGCGTCGTACCAGATCAAGACGCAGATCACGTCGGATGGTCGAACGTACATCGCCGGCATCGGCATTGGGGTCAACAACAACGAAGGCATTGTCGAGTCGCAGGTGCTGGTGTCGGCGCAGCGTTTCGCGGTGGTTGATCCGGACAACGGCGGGGCGTCGATCGTGCCGTTCGTGGTGCAGGGCGGGCAGGTGTTTATCCGCCAGGCGCTCATCGGTGCTGGTTGGATCACGAACGCGATGATCGGCAGCTATATCCAGTCCGACAACTTCATTCCCGGACGTCAGGGGTGGCGGCTTGATAAGAGCGGAAATTTCGAGATCAACGCGTCGAATGGTAGTGGCAATCGGTTGGTGATCGACGGCAACAGCGTTCGAGTTTATGACGCTAACGGCGTGCTGCGTGTGCGCATGGGGATGTGGTGATGACGGCCGGACTTCAGATTTTCGACGGCGCTGCCCGTCCGATCCTCAAAGCGACGTCGCGTGCAGGGCGGGTGGTCGGGATCGTGCACACGGGTGGCAATGACGGGAGCGTTGCGGCCGATATGTCGGGCGGGGAACCGTTTTGGGCGTTTATGCCTGATCAGATTTTTTACCGTGTGTCTGGCGCGGAGCCGTCTCCCGTTTTGTCGATCGACAGGGCGGGCGTGACCTGGCGCTATAGCGGTAACGCGAGTGGGTCGAACGCGTACGTGAGGGTGCCGGGCTGGATCGTCTTCGGAGTGTATTGATGCCGGCGGGATTTCAAGCATTTACTGATACGGGTGTGTACCAGATAGACGGGTCAACGCCGAACTATCAAATGGTGCAGGCGATGTCGGCGAATTCGGTGAACGGGGGGCTTCAGCTGGCGCTTAACGATGCCGGTAAGCCGTTTTACACCACGTTGCCGAATGTGTCGTTCTCGTTCAATTCGACGGCGGGCCCCATGTATGGAGTGTATGCAGCCGATGGTGTCGGGGTCACAGTTTGGCGTACCGATCGAAGTGGCGACGCCTACACGCTGACGTTTATCACCGAGCGGCCATGCATGGTGTTCTTCTTTCTGTTTGATCGTGTCCCGCCGACGGCCGGAAATTTTGGTCTGCAGGTATTCAACGAGCGGGGCGACCTGATCGCGGATTCGTCGAGGCCATTTCTGCGCGTACTCGATGTGATCTACAACGAGTACGTGCCGGGGGTGGGGTGGGCAACGCTCGGTGCGCCGAGTCCGCAGTGGGATTCGCGGACATACGGCGTTCCCGTGATCGTGTCGGGAATTTACCCGGTTCGCCAGGCATGGAGCTATGACCCGGCGGGCGTCGAATTGACGTCGATTCGTGTGAGCGGAAATTCGGTGTCGTGGGGCACAACGATGTATGGAGGTGGACGAAAACCGAACTGGTCAGGATTTCGAGAGCAATGGCATTCACGTTTCATGGTGTTGGATGCGACAGGAATTTTGTGACGGGCCGCCAATCTGAGCGGCCCTTTTCATTACGAGGAACATATGCGAGCGAGTCCAACCGAAGTGGCGAGCTATGTGGGGAGCGTTACTGCCGTGGCGTCTTCGCTGACGCTAACAGACATCGGGGTAATCGTCGGCATTTTGACTGCATTCGCTACGTTCGGACTCAATTTCTTTTTTATGTGGCGTAAGGATCGCCGAGAGCAGCGCGAGTCGGATATGCGCATCATGGAGATGGAGAAGCACGATGGCTGAAGTACCAAAGAAGACGCTTGCGGGTGTCGTGGGGGCTGCTGCGGCAGCCCTTCTTTTTCCCATGGTCCCGAAGTTCGAAGGGCTCGAGCTCGTCGCGCAGCCGGACCCGATCGGGATCATCACGGGCTGCAACGGCGACACGAAGGACGTGTATGCCGGCCAGCGCTTCACGCCGGAGGAATGCCGCGCGCGCCTCGAGCAGCGGCTCATCGAGCATGCCGAGCCGGTCCTGAAGTGCACCCCGGTTTTGAAGGGCCACACGTACCAGCTCGCGGCCGCAGTTAGTTTCGCCTACAACGTCGGAGCGGCCGCGTACTGCGGCAGCACGACGGCGAAGCGCTTCAACGGCGGCGATTGGAAGGGCGCATGCCGAGCGCTCAACGAGGCAGACAACGGCCGGCCGCAGTGGGTGACGGCCGGCGGCCGCGTGCTGCCGGGCCTGGTGAAACGGCGCGCTGAAGAGCGCGCATTGTGCGAGCGCGACCTATGACGACCACGAAGACCCATGAAACGCGGCGCACGCTGGCCGAGGACGTGTTCTACCCGGACCAGGAATCGCGCACCGAGTCGGCGACGTTCCGCGCGAGCAAGCGCGCGATGAAGGCGGCCGGCGGCTACGTCTGCGCGGTCTGCGGCGATGACCCGGCTGTCGAGTCGCACCACCGGTTCTTCGAGTGGGCGTTCTCACACGCGATCGACTGGAATTGGATCCGCGGCGTCGCGCTCAACCATGTCGACTCGACCTACAACCAACTGCTGTTGTGCGCGCTCCATCACCGGGGCAAGGACCACGGCCGGCATGAGGAAAGTGATCCGGTCTGGAGCGTGCAGGCGTTTCTGCTGCCGGGGTTCGTCTACTCGCCGGACGAGTTGAAGCAGATGCATGCGAAGGAGCCGAAATGATCGTCCTGAAACTTGCGTGGCCGTATCTGCTCGCCGCGCTGCTCGGCGCGGCGGCTGGGGCCACTGCCGAGCACCTGATCGGTGCACGGCAACTCGCCGACGAGAAGGCCGCGCGCGCCCGCGACGCGCAGCGGCATGCCGGCGAACTGACTGCGGTCTCGCAGGCGGCCCTCGCCGCAGAACAGCGCGCGATTGCTGTCCACGACGCAGCCGCCTCGCGGGTGGCCGCCGTCGACGTACAACTCACGAAGGAGCGAACCGACCATGAAACCGAAAATCGCAGCTTTCGTGCTGCTCTTGCCGCTGACACTGACCGGGTGCGTGTCGCCGTCCGGAACTGCACTGCAACCAGTGCCGACGGTGTGCCCAGAACTACCGGCGCCGCCGGCGTGGGCGATGGTGCCGCCGCCGTCGCAGACCTCGACCCAGCGGTTGCAGAACGCGCTTTCGCCGTCGCTGGCGACGACCAGCGCGAAATCGACAAACTGAAAGCGGTGCAGGAATATGTTTGTGCGATACGGCCTAGTACTTTAGGTTGTAAATAGTATTGCCTCGGCGGTAGACTCAAATCGGATGTGGGAAACATCCTCCGAGTGGGTAATCTCAACAATTCGAATATAACGAGGTCAAAATGAGGGCTTTTATTTGCGCGGTTCTTCTGGCACATCTTTCATTAGTTAGCGCACAAACTAATTTATCGTCTCCAGTATCTGTCGGAACATCTCTGATTCCTAATGCGTCACCGCCGATCAATACGACGGCATCGGTAACGAGTGGTTCGAATGTGATCACAGTAGCAAATGCCGCGGGGGTGGCAGTTGGCATGGGGATCTACGGAGGCTTCGTCAGCGAGTGCTCCACTGCTAACGCAGCTTATACCAATGCTTATGTCACGGCCGTTAATGGAAACTCGATAACAATGAGCTGCCCGTCTACGCAGACGAATTCATTGCCGGTTCAGTTTGGTCAGCAGCGAATCAGCACTGAATCCGCGATTCTGGCGAATAACTTGGGCACTTATTACGCAAAAATCGGAAGCGCATCAAACGGAAATTCGGCGGCTTGGTTAAATCAGGTTTCGACCGGTCAAGACTATCAGGCTACCTCGGCGCTGCAGGTTGTCGTTCCGCCGGGTGGCGGCTACGGTATTACAACAGCTGCACGCTCGTCGGATGCAACTGGGGGCGCGTCCGCGTTTCCTTTTCAGAGCATTCTTTATCTTGATTCCTGGCCGAACAATCACTATGGAGCCGAGAATACGTATCTTCAAGATAATCTCACTGCTGCTACTGATGGAAAGGCGCCGCATTTCCAAATGGAGCAATCGATTAATAGTCTGTGGACCCAGCAAGATGAGGACCCTTACACGATAAACAAGCCTGGGCAGACGATTTTACATCGATATGATTGTGGTACTGGTCAACAGTCACCTCCCTATCCCAATAACTGTACATCGGCAGTTGATATTGTTAAAAATGGCGCAAAATTGTTGAATGGGATCGTTGTTTCCAGTGATGCGCTTGATACTTCGGGTGGGTTTGGTAAGGTTTTGAGCATGCCGTTGAATAATGGGCTGATCTGGTTCTCGGCAGCGAATGCATACTCAGCGACTATTTCGTCAAAATCGCCTGGGATGCTTGACATCAACGTCCCAACCTCTGGCTCTGGTATCCGGTTGAATGGCTCTCTGCTGATTTCAGCGCAAGCACCGTCAATCAGCTCCGGGTTCGGATCTGGGGCGTCTGTCGTTGCAAGTAACGGAACTGCCGCATTTCGTATCAGCGTAGGGGCGTCGCCTGGAAGCGGAGGTACGTTGGGAATGCCTGAAGCGCCGAACGGCTGGGTGTGCGACGGAAGCGATCTGTCACAGATGAACTCGTCAGCGTTTTACTTTAGGCAAACAGCATTTACGAAAACCTCTGTAAGCATGGCGATGTACAACACGTCGGGTGTCCAGTCGAATCTTATTGCTGGTGATACTGTTGTGATGAAGTGCGTCGCGTTCTAAGCGAGCTGTGGCGCCATTTGGAGGGCTCCCGCGCTTGATGACGGGGTGTGGGAGACCCCCTGCGATCTGCTGCCGACGTGCTCGGCCGCGGTGACCGGCGCGCGGGCGAACTGGCAGAGTACGCTGACTGGGCCGCATCGCGGGCCAGCAGTGCGAGCGCGACTACGACGCGCTGACGGCGTCAAAGTAGGGGCGACGTGTCACTCGGGCGCGGGCTAATTGATCGGCTCGATGTAGAACCCGCGTGCTGTCAGGTCCATCGTGACGTCGCTGAATGAGTCGAAAATGTCGTATCCACATTCGACATACGTGGTCGTGGAATCGAAATTGAAATCCTCGATGTTTCGCTTCCAGGTGAGCGGCAAGTCGGTCGAGTGCCCCGGATCGAAGTGGGTGACGCTTAGGTACGGCGGACGAACGCCGCGAGGCGGATACTCCGTACGCAGTACGAGCTCGACGTTCACGATGACATGGTGTTCCGGGATGCGGTCCGCGTAACGCAGCAGGTACGCCCGCAGCGAATGGCCGTCCTTCCGGTCTTGCGCCGAGGCGAAACCGAACCAGTCGTCGTCGGAATCGCTGAATTCTTCCGCAATCGTGCGCATAGTCGCCTCCCGTGCGAGTGGCTTCAGGATGCCACAGCCGCCTCAAATCATCCCAGCGCGCGCGCGTTCCCTTCGGAGGAGATGGCGCAGCTTCTGAAAGTCCCCATTCCCGCCACTGAGCTGCCCGCGATCCGGGATGTTCTTGTCGACGTAGTCGAACCACTCTTGGATGTAGTCCAGCGATTTCCGAAGAGCGAGGATTTCAAGGATCAGCCATCGCACCTGTAGGTCGGTGTATTCCCGCCACAGGGCTCTAAGTTCGGCATCGCTTGGGGAGTCGAACTCAGGCAACTGGGGCTTCACCTTGAGGCTCCGGTCTCGTAGTGGCACGCGATTCCGGTCAATCCTCGTGCTTTCGATCGGCCTGGTTGTAGGCAGGTCCATGGCACCGATGCGGTCCTCTAGCCACGATTCGAGTTCACGTTCCGTGAGTTCGATAGGTGTGCGCTTCCAATCCTCACTCCCGAGGGTTCTGAACTCCCAGATGTACGCCCATTGCGGCTTGATCACGTTGCTACCACTGTATAAAAACACAGTGTATCGCGGGGTAAGATGGTCCCGTCAAGAATGAAAATTGGGGACGGTCTATGTGCACGAACTACGTCGCGCCAGGCGAAGATCCGGGGCTGAGCGAGCTGAAGATCAACAACTTCCGCGACCTGTATCGCTGGACGCCGTGGAAGCCCGAGATCTACGAGGATTATGACGCGCCGATCGTCGGCTACGTCGACGGGCAGTTCAAGCCGCTGATCGCCAATTTCGGCTTTGTGCCGCGTGCGATTCAGAAGGAGCGGATTGAAGCAGCGAAGGCGGCCGGCAAGAAGCCGGACATCATGCGCACGCTGATGAACGTGCGTGATGATAACGTGGGGAAGTCGCGGCTATTCGCTCCAACGTGGCGAGTCGGGGGCCGCTGCCTGATCCCGGCCAAGTACGTCGTCGAGCCGTCGTATCCGGATGCCTATCAAGGCAACGATGGAAAATGGGTGCTCGGGCCATGCGTGTGGCAGCGCATCGGCCTAATCGACCGGCCGACGATGTGCGTCGCCGGTATCTGGCAAACGCTGCGTCGGCGGGACGGCTCGGACGTTCATGCGATGGCGATGTTTACCGTCAACGCTGACGGCCACCAGCTGATGTCGCGCATGCACAGGCCGGCGGACGAAAAGCGGTCGGTCGTGATCCTGCGGCCGGACGACTGGGAGGAATGGCTGACGACATCGAACGTCGAGGCCGCGCGCGCGATGCTGCAGCTCTATCCGGCGGACGAAATGTACGCCGAGGCGAAGTGATTCAGCGTTACGCCAAATTTACGCCAAACTCGCCGATGAGGCTTGTCGTATAAGGCTGGGATGGGGTGTCGCTGGTCCCCCCGACAGGGATCGAGCCAAAGGGGCGTTAGTGGTGTAACGACGAAATTACACACCGTTTCTCACCGATTTGATGTCGAGAAGGTTAATCTGATCAATCTTGTCCCTGTGAATGACGATGGTCAGTTTAGCTGGATACTTGAATCGCATTTCACTGATTCTGAAGGTCCATAACATTATCTTCAAAAGATCCTCGTCGCTAATGTTCTTATGTCCCTTGATACGCGTAATTCCCGATCCGAAGATGGTGGTTGATACGCTTTGTTGAGCGTATATGTTGTTAACCTTGTCCCAAAATGTGATCAAAAATTCTAGGTATTCGGGCATCGTCAACAGCGCTTTATTGTTCTCGTCAAACTTGGAGAATGCTGTCAGCAGATAGTCCTTGTAGACGCAAACCGTTCCGACCTGATATTGCAGCTTCTTTCCCTGCTTTCGATCGTCATTTTTTCCGAGTAACTCGCTGCGATCAAATGCGTAATTTTCGATGTGACGATCCAGTTCGGAGACAGGGGCGTTCAAGTATTTTTTGATAAAAATGCCGTTGAGAGAGCCTTCCCCGATGATTACGTTGTCAACCTGGGTGTCGAAATATTCATTGAATGCGATCACCTTCAAGCCCGGTTGGTCGAAGATATCCCCCGTTTTTATCGTGACTTTGCTATCTTCGATTTTTATGTCGATGCTGTTCAGGCTATTCGACCAAATCCAGAGTGTCAGGTAAATTCCGAAAAGTAATGCTAGAAAAATCCAACCGTATAGTGACTTGTGATCACTTGGGATATTGACAAATAGTGCGAATAATGAGAGCGAGACACTAATGACGGACGTGATCTCAAGAAATTTCTTTCTAAGTCGCTTGTCAAAAAATTTAACTTTTGCCAT